ATAGATGTGAGATTGTTAAAGATAGATAGGTCTAAGACACCATTCTTTCGATCTAAACCGTTGAATTTAGTCCCGATGGGATTAAAACAGCATTTGAAAACAGTTTTAATCCCATCGGGACTGAATTCCAGTATAATGGTAAAATCGTGAGCTTAAAAGCTCTACGTCATTTCAAAATAGATTTTTTATACAATGACATCTTCCGAGCAATGCCTAATTTAAGAGAGGTGTGGATTCCATCTACTGTTAAGGGTCATGCGTATAGAACTTTTCTTTATAGCGTAAACATTAAAATAGTGGTAATATGTAGTGAGATACCATTTACAGGTCGAGACTTTTTCAATGTAAATAACAACAAAGATATACCTTCAGACTTAAAGGTATATGTACCCGATGCAGCGTTGTCAAAATACAAGGAAGCATGGAAGAATTTTCCTTATCTGTCTCGATTGCATCCCTTCAGTGAGTATCACGAATGATACTCACTTAGTGGCTTAATGAGCTGCGCTCTGTGTGACAAATTGGGAATAGCTCTATAAGCTTCGAGAGCTTCGTCTGGAACATACATTACGATTTTTACTCTTGTATATCGATTCAGTAGGAAATCGTTGTAAAATTTAGGTGGTACTGGAGATTGAAAGATAACATTGCAGTCGACGGTATTCCCTTCGAGAACTGCACCTTCAACACGACTACAAGATGAAGGGATAACCAGTTCTTTCAACATATTAAAGGCTAAACCATACTGTTTTATCTCACGTATACCTTGAGGAAGACTTATCTTAGTAAGATTACATCGTGACAGTAAATCAACATATATAATAGTAACGTTAGTAAAGAACCTGAACTCTTGAAAGGCATTCGAAGACCTTTTATTTAATAGTGGAACAATAGTCCCGATGGAACCCTCACCTAAACGCTCTTCGTATCTCTTTGTTAATAGTTGTGTCTTTCACAGCAGAATACACCTGCGTTGTCTTTATGCTCTGATGCCCTAATATATGTTGTATAATCGGAAGACTCACACCCTTACTCAATAGCACAGTAGCGCACGTATGTCTGGCACAATGAAAAGTAATGTGCCTATGTATATTGAACCGCTTAAGCACACGCTTAAGTACCAAGTTACAGCGAGCGTTACAGGGCAACTGAAAGAGTTTACCTGTAGTTGTCTTGTTCTCTTGTACCATTGCAGCAGCCTTTCCTCCAAACATATTAGAGATAGGTATTCGCACCTCGTGGTCAGTCTTCTGCATACGCATCACCACCCACTTATTCCGATAGATATTCTTGACGTGCTGCTTGGTTACTTGTATAATATCCGAAAAGCGAAGACCAGAATAGACACTGAACAGAAAACCTTTAACCACCTTTCTCTCCTCGTCAGTCATATCTTCCTTTGCTTCTTTCTCCTCAATCCGCTTCAGTTCTCTCTCTGTCAGCGATTGCTTCTGTACATTCTCCGTCTTAATATGATACTTACGAAATGGATAGGCAGTCATCAAGTCCTCGTCGATAGCGAGATTAACGAATCGACGAAAAATCTTCATAAACTTAGCAATGGTGTTTATCGCATATCCAGCAGCCCTCAAGAAGTTCTCGAAGTCGCAAATGCACTTGTAATCAATCTGAGTAAAGGCTATATCATCCTTAAATCGTCTCAGTACTGCTAATGCAGCCTTATGATTTGCAATCGTACCTGCTGTATATGTCTCTTTGTCTATCTCTCCTTCCATCCAGTCAAGAAAAGAACTATCCTCCTTGTATGCAATTAGAGTGGGGTTGTCAACCAATTTGTTGACATCACCAATATGCTTGATGACGTATTGTCCATCTACTTGTATTTGGATTAGTGCATTATGACCTTTTAATTCATTAGATAGCTCTCGTAGGATGTTCTGTATGTTCATAATTGTAGGAAAGATGGACTGTAGGACGAGAAAAATCCATCCTGCAGTCTTGCTTTTTTTAGATTAAAGCACTCCCTTATATTTTAATAGCAGCTGATTTGCCTGCTGAATATCCTTGGGAGTGTATATATCGGTAATCAATATTGATGAATGTCGTGCCTGGTCTCGTACCGTAAGTATGTCGGTGTTCGCACGCAGCATATTCGTGATACCCGTGTCTTTGAGACTGTAGAATTTGTATCGGTCTGTCAGCTTCAAGTTCGTACGAATATAACGACTCCAGTAATCTCTGAAGGCCTTTTCTGTTCTTCGTTCCTTTCCTGGTCTGAAATCATCGCTGAATAGGAAGTACTGTCCAGGACTATCGAAAATACGTAGGTCTATCATTAATTTGATAACGTGATCAGGAAGCGTTAAGAGCGCATCGTTATGATTCTTTGCAATTGAACCGTGAAGATACAATGTCTTCTTTGCGACATTAAAGTCTCCTACCTTAATATAACTCATCTCTTTTGGTCGCACAAATAAATAATGTAGAATATAGCAAGCAAGCAGGTAATGTTTGTTGTGTTCCATCAACCACGATTTTATCCTCTCCAGTACATCATCAGGAATAACATCACGATTCTTTAGCTGACCACGACGCTGCACGATAGAGAAGTGTTCTGTAGGGTCTGAAGATATGTATCCACGCTCCAACAGATACTTGCAGAAGGTCTTGAGCCAAGAAAGATAGTTGTTTCTGGTGCGCAATGTGTTATTTCTGTCAACAAAGACGTATTCTAAGAATTGACCTACCATCTTGCTGTCAAACTGATAGGTGTAATACAAATTGACGTTCTGTATCTTCTTCCACTCTTTCAGTACCTTAATCCTACTGCAATAAGACACAACTGACTCCTCTCGCATATTATGCTCTTTAAGAAGCTTGAAAAGATAAGATTCATACTTAGCACAAGCCTCGTCGAATGCTGTGTACTCAAGAGGTTGCACGAGTTCTACCCACGGATTCCACCCTTGTATAAGTTTCTCAGTTAACCTTTTTATAAGGGCTTCTCCGTATTCTCTCTGATTACGCTTACCTTTTATATGGTCGAGCATAAATTTCTTGATACGAAACTTTCCCCTCTCTGGGTCAAATGCAGAAAGAGATACATAACATTCTGAGGCTTGATGAAACTTAGGTGTTTTCCATCCTACAATCTCATTAATAGCCGTTTGTCTGTTTCTTAAAGAAAAATTTTTTTTAGACATTTCCTAACTTTTGCGTGAAATGCCCTATTGAATACTGTTTATTCTATTAAATTAAAGTTCACCGACTTTTCGCCGACCACTTTGTCTCCGACCAAAGATAATTACTTAAAGTTCAGTATCTTTGATTAATTTCTGTCGGGATGACCAGATTTCAGATGCATTTTTTTATCTTTATAACTTGCTGATATTCAATAGGGCTTTTTTTAGTTCTTAGTTAATTTTCACCGAGTTTTCACCGACAACATAAATCCTACATTGTCTTTACTATCAAACATTTGAGTGATTATTTGATTAAAATGTTTGAATAAAAACACCGCAAAATCACTCTTAAACACCTCTTCTAGGCATCTTAATTATACGGCATCTGCCACTTTTTTAACAGAATCTTCAGATACATTTTCGACGAGCTTCGCAGTTAATCTATCTATTGTCCTCTGCTGATTTTCTATGGTCTTCTGTTGCGTAGAAATAATAGAGTAAAGTTTATCCACATTAGTTTCTTCTCCTCTTTCCTGCCCCATTATCAGCCAGTTAGCATCAATATTATCAAAACTCGTCAAGATCTTAATTATGGTTTCATAGTTTGGTGCATTGCGACCTGTAATGATGTTATTAGCCGAGCTCCAAGGTATACTGAGTTTCTTTGCAAATGTGTTAACTGTGTGACCTTCTTTGTTCATCAAATGAACAATGCGATTAGTAATAGTTTCTTCTTCCATTTTCATTATTTTTCAACAAATGAGAGAAATAAGCTCTCATTTATTTGGTTATTTCAAATAAATGTTAGACCTTTGCGTCACGCAAGTAATTCTTGCGCCACGAAAATAATAAAAATATATCGAGGGCACAATAAAATGAACATAAAAAATAAAAATGAGATTTAAAGAATACATCGATTCTCTTCCCAATCAGCGCCAGGAAGAAATTTCAAAATTAATGAAGTTATGCCGTGTGAATGAAAGCACAGTCTACAGATGGTTAAGAGGCGACTTTACTCCTGACCCTCTAAAGAGAAAGGTCATCTCTGATTATCTGAATATTTCTGAAAAGGAATTGTGGCCTGATGCATAAAGACTGTAGACACTGCGATTATCATCGTCTGTGCATTAATGGAGTTTACTGTACCTTACTTGATAAGTATGTTCAGTACTCTACAGAAAAAGAGTGTAAAACAAATAAAACAATCTTATGAAAACAAAGGAATTTGAAAAAGCAATTGAGTCTTTAAACTTGGGCATCATTATCGATGAAGTGAAATTAAGACATTCTGATGTCCGTCAAGTCATTGCTCACCAGGGCGGAAAAGGTATCGTATGGGATGAAAACGGTCATGCTTTCACTACCAGTATAGAAAAAGAAGCGTATATCGCACCCAACGAGGATGGTGTATGGGAAAGCGTAAAAGGGTATCCTCTTAATCGAAATAAATTGTATGACCTTAAATTTGAATAACTATGACCAGCATTAGAAAAATTAGAAAAAAGGCTATCCAAAAAATGGGATTTAGAATGTCTCTTCTACTTCATTCTAAGGATCATAATAAAAAGTTAAAATTAACGCCAACAGAACGAAAGACGATAAGGCAGGGTATCACAGAATATCTAAGAAAATGTTTATAGATAAAGATAATTGGGGAAATTTCTCCATACAAGACCTTTCTGAGCGAGAGCTTCGCCTGTTACACGAAGCTCTACGGATATACGCTCAGGCTCAATTCGGGCGCATCCATCCAACCGAAGCCACTACTATATTATGTTTTGACAACCAGTACAACCAGGTGCTGGTTCGGAAGGATGTTTAGATATTTATTTTTCTTAACTTAGACTCCTATATATGATTAGAAAAAATATAACTAACAAACGGTGGAAAGAGGAAGACACAGCCTTTGTCAAAAACAACCTTGGCAAACTGACCTTTGACCAGATGGGCAGAGTTTTGAATAGAAGTGCTATGTCAGTTCGCCTCTTTGCTTTGCGCAATCGCCTTACTGTCGGATTGCAAGTCAAACGCAATCTCCTTATGGAGATGTTGAAGATAAAGTTTCGCCACCCTGAAGACTTCACACCAACAAGAGCCTTTTACACGGAGACTGGAATAAATCAACGTCGATTTTGGGACTTGTACTATGGACGAAAAACCATCAGCAGCAAAGAGTATGCTGCGGTAGCTGAATACTTAGGAGTAACATTGCAAGAGGCTCTTGAATCACGCCAGTTGGATTTGTTTGCCAACAATGAAGAATAAGGAATATGATAGATAAGAATTTCATTGAAAAGGTAAAATCAGCTCTAAACATTGTAAATGTAATAGAGACTTTTACTCACCTGCACAAGACAGGTGCAAACTATAAGGGTGTATGCCCTTTTCATGATGACCATTCGCCATCTATGGTCGTCAGCCCATCAAGACAAACCTACCACTGCTTCGTGTGCGGAGCAAGTGGAGATGTAATATCCTTTGTACAGCATCACCTAAACATAAGCTTCATAGAGGCTCTACGCTGGTGTGCGAATCAAGCAGGCATCGAGTTCCCTACTAAGGAACTCTCGCCAGAGGAAGAAGCGGCTTATAAGAAAAGAGAAGCGCAGCGCATCGCAATAGATGCTGCTGCAAAGTTCTTTCAGAAGAACCTTGGGCAAGCAGAGAGTTTTCTCACATCACGTGGGTATAGCCTTACTGATAAAGCGTTGACCGACTTCGGTGTCGGTTATGCTCCAATGGGCAACCTCGCACTTGCAAAACTTTCAACAGCCGGCTATTCGCAAGAATTACTGCAAGAAGTAGATGTGCTTGGAAATAGCGAAGGTCGCTTATACGATAGGTTTCGTGACCGCTTAATGTTTCCATTCTACGACATGCAAGGTCATGTCATAGGATTTTCAGGTAGAATTGTCACTCCAAAAGACGGTACTGGCAAATATGTAAACACTGGTGAAACACCTCTGTTTACGAAAGGTAAGCACATCTTCGGCTTATACCAGGCACGTAAAAGTATAGGTAAGACAGGCTTCGCCTATCTTGTCGAAGGTCAGTTTGACGTGATGTCTCTACATAAGGTAGGTGTAGAGAACGTAATAGGTGGAAGTGGTACTGCATTTACCGAAGACCAGGTGAAGTTGCTACTTCGATTCACAGATGACATCGTGATGATCTACGATGCCGACCCTGCTGGTGTTAAGGCATCGTTAAAGAACTGTGAGCTACTTCTGAAGGCAGGCGCAAAGGTGCGTTGCATTCGTCTTGAAAAAGGAATGGATCCAGACGAGTTTGCAAAAGCAAACGGCAGCTTAACAAAGAATAAGCTAAAGGAGCTTACAGAGCCGTTTCCCAAGGCGTTCAAGCGTATGATTCTTCCACGAGGCTGCAAGGATGAAACGGTTATCACAGACTGTTTGAACTCCATCTGCTCCCTCGTAGCTTGTGTACAAGACTCTGTTCTACGCTTGGAGTACATCAAATCAATTGCAGAAGATTTCCGAAGTAAGATCGGAATAATAGATAATAAGGTACGAAGCATTCGCACCAATCTAAAAGAATCAATCGAGCAAACAAATACACCGTCTGGTATTTTCGGTCTTGATGCCCTGAAAGAGAATCTTAAAAATGACTCTCCTGCGAGAATTACCTCAATTATGCAGGAGTTTCTCGATGGCTATGGCGAAGAACCTATCGTGTACGTTTCTGGTCGCCCTTCAACCAATGATATTCAAGAATTACGTAGAATCTACTGCTACTTCGAGTCTTCTCACCTTGGATGTTCTCTGACTGACGACGGTGAAGAAAGCAACTACTTACGAACACTTGCAGATATGTATCGTGCTGGTATCAGGGTAGATATTGATTACAATGACAGCGCAATGTCATTCTTAGATGATTACATGGATATCCATGGTGCGTTTCTTCGCAATTTTTCAGGAAATCGTGTACCATTAATCTCACGATGCATCGAGCTATCTTCTTACGCTGATGAGACGGTTATAACTGTAAACAAATCTCATTATTGTTCACTCCTCAATCTGACCAAGGGGCAGTTTGACGAGCTTCGAAAGCCTTTCGTCCTCAAGCGAAAGTCTACAATGAAGGTGAGTATGCAAGCTGACAACCTCGACGACGAAGAATTCGATGTGAACGAACCACCAGACTATGTACAAGAGAACGAAGAGTACAAGAGGATGTGGAAAGAGAGTGGGTATTATCCACGTCTCAACAAGAAGAGCGAACCAGTGTGTTACATGTTTCGTAATAAGAATGGTAATGGTATGACGCAAGTGGCAGACTTCTTTATGACGCCATTACTTCATATCTTTTCTGATGATTTTGAGCAGAATAAACGTGTTCTGCGTATAAATCGTAGATATTATGAGACGCCTATATATATAGAGATACCTTCAAAAGCGATGCTGAAGATGTCCTCTATCGAGGAGGTTTTAATCAACTACGAAGCTGTGAACTTCAATGGTGAAGAATGGCAATGGAAGGCGATAAAAACTTACATGAGTCGTCACTTTGTGATGTGTTCCGAGGTGAAGACTTACGGTAATCAGCAGAGCGAAGGTATGAGTCGAAAGACAGATGAGCAGTTCTTTGCCTTTGCCAATGGAATCTTCCACAACGTCGACGGGCAATGGGTGTTCGACCCAGTCAACGAGCTGGGTGTTGTTACTCACAATAAGAACAACTATTATCTGCCTGCCTTCTCAACTATCTATGCTGGAAGTGGGAAACAATCCGATAAGTACGAGCTTATAAGCCAGCTCGTATACAAAGAGGTTCCAGCAGAGAAGAAGGTCAGCTTCGAAAAGTGGGCATCGCTGATGGACCAGGTATATAAGATTAACGATAATGGTAAATGGGCTTTAGTTTTCGCCATAATGTGTGCCTTCAGAAGCAATATCCACTGTATCGATAGACTTTTCACAGCTCCCTTCTTCATGGGTCCGATGTCGTCAGGTAAGACGCAGATTGCTATATCCATCCGCTCACTATTCATTTCTCCTAATATACCTATATTCAATCTTAACACTGGTACAGACGCTGCTATGTCTACCATTATGGGTACGTTCAAAGATGTCCCAGTTGTGCTTGATGAGTACAATAATAAAGATATCAGCGACACCAAGTTCCAGGCACTGAAAGGTATCGTGTATGATGGTGATGGTAAACAGAAGAGAAAAGGAACTTCAGGTCGAGAAATTGAAAATGACAAGGTTTTTGCACCCGTTATCATCTGCGGTCAAGAAACACCACAGCGTGATGATAACGCACTTATGAGTCGTGTAATTGTCTGCGAAGTTCCAAAGCCTCGTAACCGCACACCAGAAGAGGTGCGCCTTTTCGAAGAACTGAAAACAATTGAAGACCCGAATAAGATAGGTCTTTCAAATGTACTTCTTCAGATCCTGGAACTTCGTCCTATGTTCATGGACCATTTCAGAAGTCTCAAGCAAGAAGCTTATAACGAACTGAAACAAGATATCATCAATTCTGGTGAGATGGACCGATTAATGAAAACAGCGTCACTCTTCTTGGGAACTGTGAAGCTTATAGAGCGATATTCTAACCTTCGTCTACCATTCACCTACGATGAGTTCTTCAAGATTGTACAAGAAAAGGTACAATTTCAGTTGTCACTTATTCGTAGCACTGATAAGCTGGCGATGTTCTTCACAGCTGTCAACAATATGATTGACACGAGACAAATCATAGAAGGACGTGAGTTTCTTATTGAGCAACCTAAGAAGGTCACAGGTAAAGATGCACGTGGAGACGCTAAGACATTCACCTTTGAAGCAGGAGCGAACATTATGTTCTTACGCTTGAGCGCAGTCTTCAGTATCTTCGACAGAAGTGGATATAACAATGAAAACAGCACGCTGTCAACGATAGAGCAAAACCTACGTAGTCATGCTTCATACGTGGGTACAGTCTCCTCGAGAAGATTCGTGTGGGAGGAAACGGTCGACGATACCGACCTTCATAATGGAATGATGGTTAAGTTCCGCAAACAGAAGAGCACATCAACAAGTGCTATCATTATAGATTACGACAAGTTTGTCGAATCATACAACATAGACTTTAGAAGAGACTGTGCTAAAGACAACAGTCAAGAAAACAAACCAGTCGAGACTAAAGTAATTAACACAACTGAAGAACCACCGAAAAAACCTCTTCCGCAGGACCTGCCTTTTGAGTCGTCAGACGGAAGTGACGAACCTTTTTAATGAAGATTTCAAATTCCTTTAGAGTCGTGCCAGTTCGGATGAATAGGCACGACTCATTTTTTATCTATATCACATATCGTATCATATATCGTATCATATATCGTATCATATCTATATCACATTTCATATCGTCAAAGATAGCGAAAAATCCCCCGTACCCCCAATTTTTAGAAGAAACATGGAAAATATGACTTTTGAAAATAAATTTTTAGAAAAACACCGTCCTACAATCCTACAATCCTACAAATTGAAATTCTTTTCAAACCTATAATATACATATATACCTATAAATCAAATAGTTATATTATTATTATAGGAAATAGGATTTTATTATTTATTTGTAGGATTGTAGGACGTTGTAGGAAATAGGATTTTTCGTGTTTTTCTCTGTTTTGGATTCGTCGTCCTACAAAATATGTGCTTTTGTAGGATTGTAGGACGACAAAATGGGGTGAAATAATAAAACTTTTGAGTGATAAAATTTTATTATCTCATTGATAATCTGTAACTTTGCGTTAATTAAGTTTAATTTTGTAGGAATGTAGGACGGTAGGACGGCTAAAAACTAAAAAAGGATATGGAGAAAAAAAAATGGTCTGCGAAACGAGTTGTTACAATTCAAATTGAACAGTACCTTGCAGAGTATATCATTGCAAAATACAGAAAAGATACCACCACTGGTGGTGTCAAGATTCCAAGCACCACAGACCTATACTTCTGCGTATGGGAGAATATGACAAAGCAACGCAGCAATCAACCTGATGTTGTAAATGGCAACCTCCGTATTCACTTACCACAGCGCAAGGCTGGTGTTATCGCAAGCCCTTGGAAAGATCCTGCTTATTACAATTACCTATCTCCAGCAGCAGCTAAGGAAATAGAAGCTCAGATACGAAGGATGTTCAATTTCGAACTCCATCGTATTTTGTTGGAGAATGAAGAGTTCGGTCGACAGAAGAGAAACCTCGATGTCATCTACGACTTCATTCGTAGCTATCAATTGAAGTCTATATCTTCAGATGCATTATTAAAGAATTACTATCGCTTCCGAAACCGTCTCAGACCCAAGAAGGTTCGTAAGTATCAAAAAGTTGCATGTATTTAATATTTTTTAATACATACCAAACTATCGTTTTTGTCACTCAAATGTTTTATAATATGTTAGAATTTCTCAACACAGTACAAGTGAGTCTTGTAAACCCAACCAGAAATGGACAGAGGAAAAAGTATGAGTTCATTGCAGACACATTCTCGTATATTCCACAACTTACTGACAATGAGTCAGGTAATTATTGGAACTGCGATAAAACAATAGTTGTAGACTTACCCGACGAGGAAACCCGCAGGACCTTCTCAATAGAGAGAAGTGCTATTATTACAATCAAAACCTCTGATAGGAAAAGTCATAACATCGGCACTTCGGATATTCCTGCACGAGTTCAGATCTCTTCAAATTTGAACTCTGCAAACCTCATAATTAAGTGTAAAATGCTTACAGACCCACTTTTGTAAGTCTTTTGCCTACACCTTATTATATAGTAAATTCGCATCAAAAAGAATATTGATGAAAGAATTACAGTCTCTACTTGTCTCAGGAAAGCCCTTATTTATCACCGTTGACGGCTTCCGACAGGCTATGCTTGCAGCCTTTCCACTCAATGGTAAGACACAAGAAAGACCCGAGGTTAAGTCTGCATTTGGCATGACGAAAGACGAAATGCTTGCTTACCTTAATACCCATAGTTGGTATCAACTTGAGTCACATCTTGCTCTCTTGGATATTCAGAAGGTAACGAATCAAGAAAACACCGCTCCTATTACACTTACAGATGAGTTCAGTGATGAGCAGCTTCCTGATAACAGTATTGCTTATCATCGTGTGTTCGGTACTGTTATGTCTGACTCGTATTATTACTTCTCAAGTAAACAGCTTCAGTCAGACCTCCTTGCAGCAGAAGCTAATCCGCAAATATCTTGTCACTTCCTTCATATTAATTCACCAGGAGGTGAAGCGTGGTACCTCGATCGTCTGAGCGAAACTCTGCGTAATTGCGAGAAACCTATCCTCACCTTCTATGAGCAGATGTGTTGTTCAGCTGGATATTACATCGGATGCCACGGTCAGCGCATCTACGCTATGACACAGAATGACTATGTAGGTTGCATCGGCACGATGTGCAGCTTCTATGATTTTGAAGAATACTTTGCTAAGCTTGGTATTAAGAAGGTCGAAGCAAAAGCAACTAAGTCTGACTTGAAGAACAAAGTCTTCGATGATCTTCGTAAAGGTAATGATGAGCAATTTGTGAAAGACATTCTCGACCCTATGAATGTACAGTTCTTAGATGAGGTTCGTTCACAGCGTAGTAAGATAGCTGACCTTCCTGAGGATACACCTGTTTTGCGTGGTGAAACCTTCTACACGCCTCAGGCTGTGGAACTCGGTCTAACGGATGGTTGTAAGACTATGGTAGAAGCAATCGTTGAAACGTCTACGATGGGTCGTGAATATACTGAGGCAAAGAAACTTCAAACTGCCGTTTATAACATATAAATGTATTATTTTAATTTTTAGTTACGTATGAATTTAAAAGAAAAATTAACAAGTGTCATCGAACTTCTTGGATTTAAGCAGAAGTTTGAAGACAAAAGTCTGTCACAGGATGAATTCAACTCACTCGTAGCTGAGTATCAGAAGAAGTACCAGAGTACGCTTGCTGATGACATCGCTTCGGAAAAAGCTGCACAGAAGACAGCTCAACAGGCGGATGAGTTTCAGAAGATGCTGAACACCATTCAGTCAGTTCTGAATGGTGGTGAACCTTCAGCAGCAGCTGATGATGCTGGTGGTCAGCAGCCTGCACAGCAAGGCAACGCTACTCTTGAGGGTATTCTTGAGGGTGTTAAGGGTATGCGCGCTGACATTCAGGCAATGGGTTCAAAGCCTGCACCTGATCAACCAGCACAGACTATTAACACTGTTACTCTGAGTGTTAATGGCTTCGGTAATACTCCAGACTTTCTATTCGGAGTAGAACATTCACTGTTCTCAATGAAGAATCGTTGGAACAAAATAGCAGCTAATCCACGAGCAGCAGCAGCTCTTCCTGAGGTTGACGAACAGGTAGATGGCGTTGCCTTCTACAAGGAGGCTTGCAATTTTGCAAAGTCACTCAAGAACCGTTATCAGTACCTTCAGCAGAATAAGATGCTTGATGCTGCTGCGCTTGCAAAGGGTACTTATGCAACCAATTACGATGGTGTTGACAATGCTGGTCTTGGCGATCAGTTCGTAGTTCTTCGTCAGGATGCACTCATCGCACGTGTTCTACAGGTGCGTGACCTTACCCAGTTCTTCCCAGTAGCTTACGGCTATCAGGACCGTGGGCTCGTTTTCAATGCATTCTTTGATGAGGTGTCTCAGGCTTATCAGTCTGGTGAGGTCTTCAAGGGTGGTATGAAGATTGAGAACCACATGGGTTATGTAGATGACGCCATGATCAAGATGGAGTGGGGTCCAATGAAGGAGCTTGAGCGCAAGTACATCGGTTACCTCAATAAGGAGGGTTCTGATCCTATCAAGTGGACTATGATAGAATATCAGTTGCTCAATACTCTCCGTGCTGCACAGGTTGAGCAGAACAAGCGACGTATGCGTGGTATCTACGTGAAGCCTGATAAGGGTGTTGCTGGTAGCTACCTCAATGCTGCTACTGGTATGCTCTACACCATGCTGCGCTATGTACACCAGTACGACATCAAGCCACACAGTGAGAGTACATACCGTACCTACACACAGGCAACATTCCTCCCTGCTGTTCAGGAGTTCATTGCTGATGTTCGTGCTTCAATCACTGAGGACATGGACCTCGACAACCACGTAGTTTACTTGAACAAGAACCATCAGGCATGGTGGATTAAGAATGTTCGCTCTACCTACGGTAAGGATACAGACTTCACTGGACCTATGGGTGCTTTGAGCGTCGTTCCAGACACTACGATGCGCATCATCTGGTTACCTTATCTTGGTCAGACGCCATTCATGATGCTCCACGAACCAGGCAATATCCAGTTCCTTGAGTATGTGCCAGGTGAGATGCTCTCTGTGAAGATGCAGGAGCAGATGGAGAATGTTCGTGCTTGGAGTGTGTGGAAAGAAGGTACTTCAGCTTCATTCACGGGTCGTCGTTTCGCCACTAAGGAGGAGATGGACAAAAACAACTACGAGTGGCAGCAGATCTTTATCAACCTCTTTGCAGCTACTATCACCGATAAGGTGGATGGTAACAACGGGTTCTGGCAAATCACAGGCAGTACCACAACACAGACGACTTACACCGACATCGAGAATGCGAAGGCTGGTGTAGCTTACTGTATTGAGTGCGGTGACAAAACACAGTTGCCAAAGATTGCCAAGTCTGGCAAGTTCGACAGCATCACCGAAGCCTTCACCGCTACAGCTGTAGGAGACTACATCATGGTAATCCTCGGTAGCGATGGCAAGTTCCGTGAGCTGGAGCGTTGTGTCGGTGGCAAGCGCACGATCAACAAGGAATTGCAGCCTAACGTACCAGGTGCTCGATAGATAATGACTAAGGAACTGAGCGTTAAGCCTATGGATGAAAAGCCTCGGTAACGGCTTAATTGCTCAGTCCCTTTTTTTAATCAACAATTATCATTAATAGAAATAAAAATGAAAAAGAACAATCTTCAGAAACGCTATCGTGCGTATAATCCTATGAAAGGATTTAATTATGCCAATCGTCAATCACGCAATATGTTCATGGCTACGTTTGCGATTTTTGGCATCTTCATGCTCGTAGCTGCCTTGCTTGACCACTCTCTCGGTGCAGCTGCTGGTTCAGGTGTCACCTTCGCCTCAATGGCATTGCTCGGTCACGTCGACGATGTGTCTGATAGAGATACACACGGTAGTGCTATCTCTTACATCGTTTATCTCATTGCGCTCGACCAGATTGACCGCACCAAGGAGTTCCCACAACCTAACGCTAATCGTGAGGTTGCGCCTATTCCTTTGAAACCAAATGAGATACCACACTACTTCGAGGCACACGATATTCCAACCTTCACTGGTACCACGGAGAAGGGTGACATCACTACCACAGGCGAAAATCAGCTTGTAATGGTAATGGGTGGAGCTCGTGTGAATCTCTATAACTTCATTGAGGAGTACAGCGGTGGTAAGTTTATCGCTCTTTACAAGCACATTAAGAAGAAAGAGTGGTATATCGTTGGCGAACTCGAGCGTCCTATCATCCTCTCTAACACAGAGACGAAGGACGATAAGGACGGTCGTTACACCACACTTACCTTCAAGCGCAGCTCTGTTGACCTTCCACTAATTTACACTGGCAATCCAGCTGTTACCGCTGCTTCTGCGCTCGCAGCAGATGCAACAGATGTAGCCATCACAGCTGGTAGCAACACTTACACCGTTCCTAACGGAACAACGTCAGCTGCTGCCATTGCTTCTGTCAGTGGTCTTAGCAAGAGCGACAAGGGTAGATACATCACACTCGTTGGTGCAGGTACTGACAAGCCTGCCACCATTGCAGACGGTCCTACCTTCGTACTCGAAGAGGGTGCTACGTGGACAGCGAAGACGGGTGCGTCTATTACCTTCCGTGTTCTTGACACCACAACACTTGTAGAGGTTTCAAGGACTGAAGCCTAACTGTTCACCCCTCCCTGACACGGGAGGGGAATTATTCACCATTTTACTTTTAAAGTATGTACAGCGCAAAAGAGAAATTAACGCACTTCCATAAGTTGGTAAGCCCAACCGTAGTGGAAGCCGACCTTGCCCTGCTGCACGTAAAGGCTCCGCATCTTACCGATTTTACACGTTTCGACCTCTCACCAGAGAAGAACCACGAGGAGATACTCTTCCTGCTTCTCGACCATTGTGACCACGACGAAATCGTACGTAACAGACGTGAGTTTGCAGCCAATGCAGCTAACGAGGATAATGACAATGACAATGATAACGCCAACAACTCTTCTGAAGATGGCAACGAGAATCCTGAGACACTCAATAGCAATGGAGATGAAAGCCCAGACACTGACGGTGGCGAAGGTGACGAGAACCCATCGGAAGAAGAGACTGGCGAAGATTCGTCAGAAGAGGAATCTGAAGATAACAAATCTACTGCGTCTTCAACAGAGGAAAATCCTCTCCCATCAGAAGATAAGGACACTTCTTCTAAGAAGGAGAAAGCGAAAGCAGCTCCAAAAAAAAAGAAGAAGAGTATCCGAAAATAGACTGGGAAAACCTAACTGATGCGGACGTGCAGATGGCAACCGTCATCTATAACGACCGCATCAACACTTGGCGAAAGATGAAGCAGCTCGACGAATTGCTGGAGACAAAGCCAACCGCACAAGCCGTAGCAGAAATGGCAGAACTGCGCATTCGCAATCTTCAAGCATTTGCCGAGCTGCAATCTTTCAATGACACGGGCAAGTTCCTCTGTAAGCACCCGATACTCTTCGGACGCTCCGAGATAGCCCAACTCATCAAGTTGCTCCGCACTGACCCAGCCGAGTTCCTCCGCCAGCACAAGAACGTTCTCGACAACATCAAGCGTTATAAGTCATTCGTAAAGCGCAAGGATCGTAAAGAGAAAAGAGAGGCTGATAAGCGGAATCTCGAACGGTATCAAGAAAAAGAGCGACTGTTAAGAATGGTTCTTGAACAACAAAATAAATAATTACAATGGAAAATAGTATAAAAGTTTTTAATTTGGGTGGTTTACCTACTGCCCCGCTGGACTCTTTTATCGAACTTCAGGAAGATTTCAAAAAGCCTGATGCAGACAAACTTTCGAAGCTTCAGATGCTTATCATCACTCGAGGCTTCAAGTATTCATTCAAAGTATGGAAAGATTCTGAAGGTAAGCTTTGGATTATAGATGCACACCAGAGACGCAAAGCCCTTCTTGGACTTCGCTCCTATGGATTCAAAATACCAGAGATTCCTTACGAGGAAATTCAAGCGTCCAACAAGAAGGAAGCTGTCGAAGAAATTGCAGCTTATAATTCAGAGTTCGCTCAGAAGAATCCAGACACACTCCTATTCACTAAGTATAACATCAGTGGCGATGACCTTGCTAAGTTCAATCTTGGTTATGAGGTAAAGCAAAATGACTTCTCTGTCGGTACAGAGAAACTATTTGCCTCAGAAAGTGACACTGCTGATATTCAAGAAGATGTTGTCGACACTCTTCCACAAGAGGATAGCGAAGTGTTTGCTCGTCCTGGCGATATCTTCAGACTTGGAAATAATAGATTGATGTGCGGAGATTGTCGTTCAAAAAGCGATATCGTAGCACTAATGAATGGAAGAGTTGCTGATATGATTCTCACTGATCCTCCTTATAATGTTAATTACGAAGGTGGTGGAGATAGTAAACTTACCATACAGAACGACTCTATGGAGAATGATTTGTTTCTTCGCTTCTTGCAGTCTGTGTTTAATGTTATGTTTTCCATTGTTAAGCCTGGCGGCTCTTTTTATGTTTTCCACGCAGACTCAGAAGGCGAGAATTTCCGCAGAGCTATTCGAGAAGCAGGATTCAAGATAGCACAATGCTGCATTTGGGTTAAGGATTCTCTTGTAATGGGTCGACAAGATTATCAGTGGCAGCACGAACCTTGCTTATACGGTTGGAAACCAGGTGCAGCTCATTTTTGGAATTCCGATAGAAAGCAGACTACCATTTGGAATTTCGATAAACCAAAAGCCAACAGAATCCATCCGACTATGAAACCTATTGCTCTGATGGCGTATCCTATTACTAACAGCACAAAGAATGGTGATGTGGTTGTTGATGTATTCTCAGGTTCTGGTTCAACCATTATGGCGTGTCAACAAACAGACCGCATCGGGTATGGAATGGAAATAGATCCAAAATATGTGTCAGCTACTGTGCGAAGATTCATGTCAATGTTTCCTCAACAGCCTATTCTGTTAGAGAGAGATGGCGAAGTCTTATCAGAAGACGATACTAAAAAAATAATTCTATGTCAGAATTAGCTGAAAAAGAAACTCTATCAGATGAATATGTAAATCAAGTCAGAACGTTCGGAGCGTTAAATTACGCTCCCGAACGTATCTGTCAGCTGCTTGGATTAAAGAAAATCAAGCGAGCAGCACTTCTTTATCGTATCGCCATTCCTGGTGATATCTATCACGATGCTTATCAGCAAGGTCTTGCACTTGGCGAATACAACATTGACGCTGAACTTGCTAAGAAGGCTGAGAAAGGTGATAACGATTCGATTACTTTGCTCGAGGAACGTAAGAGTGAACGTGCAGAGAAAGACCTACGTATGAAACTTTTTGGAATATGAAAAGCGAAATTGAGAAGTTAGACTCTATCCACCCTGACCTAATATCTACATTCTTGACGAATGGAGATTGTGAAGGCATACCTCAAGATGTTAAGTTGTTCTTGCAGCAGCTGCAATGGTCTGCTGAGATATTCGAATACGAGCGTAATATTACGAGAGCAGCTAAGAAACTGAAGCTTCGTATTAACGCTGAGCAAAGAATAAAGATAGAAGAGCGTACTTGTATGTCGAGAATCTATCAGGCAATCAACTACTTCCAGGTTGATTGCAATGTTCCGATAAAGGTTTGGGAGAGCAATTTCGCTAATAAATACGAAGACCTTGCAAAACTCTGCGCACTTAATCGTGACTATAAAGGTATGAAGTCGTGTTATGATGCTGCTCTTGAGTGTCGTCGTAGATCTTCTGAGATTGCAGAAGCAGATAGAGACTTAGGAGTTCTCTTCTTGATTTCTCCAGAGCTCACTGCCGAAGAACTTGGATTTTCAAAGAAGAATCTTAAAGAAATCGCTGCAAAGCACAACGAAGGTTTTTATATTAAGCTTATCGATTCTCTTCCTGTTGAGAACAAGGAGAAGAAACGACTGCTGCGTGATGCTGATATTCAAGATGCTGAAATAGTAGAGGAGATTCAAAATGACTGATGAAATAATAAACAACGAACAGCCTACAGTTGACTTCGAGCATTACTATATGAATCGTGTTCAGCTGTTGGCAAACATCATCGACCCGAATATGCTCTATGCAGAGTGGGCTCGTGCAACGGGTAAGACGGAGGGCGTTATCGTTCCACGTCTTATCCGTGTAACGAATGATATGCCTGGTGAACTCTCGTTCCTTGTGCATAAGACTTATGTTGCACTGATGACAAACGTCTGGCCTAACATTCAGGCATCGTTCTCACGTCCTGTCATCGTGAATGGTAAGCAGCGAGCAATGTTGGAGTATGGTATCGACTATGTGGTGGGCGAAGCAAAGCTACCTTCACACTTCCGTCGACCACGCTACCCTATTGCCTACGCTAAGCACTCGGTCATCTTTCGCAATGGTGCGCACCTTCAGTTAGTATCTTCAGATCAGCCTGAGAGTGTCGCAGGTCGTAATGCTGTGCACGCATTCGTCGAGGAGATGAAGCACAATAGCGGTGAGAAACTAAAGTCACGCCTTTTCCCTTCTCTCCGTGGTGGTTCAGCGGACATCCGTCGCTCTGCTTACTATGAAGGTGTGACAGGTGTGAGTGATACGGCACGTGTCGACCTTGGTGAGGACGATTGGTTTGAGGAATACGAAAATAAGATGGACCGACAGCTCATAGAGGAAATAGCCAGTGTCTCGCTCGCTATCAATCAGTCGCTTTATAAGCAGTTTATGCTTCAGCAGGACCTTCGTAACACGAAGAACCCTGTCACAATGGAGAAAATCAGACTTGAGAATGAACGCCTTAATGCCTTTGTTGCCCGATGGAAACCACGCTTAGCGGATATGCGAAGAAACGCAATCTACTATATCCGTGCTTCATCGTTCTGTAATAAAGACATCTTGGGTCCTAAGTTCTTCAAGACCCAGCTCGACACGCTCGACATGGACGAGTTCCTCACCGCTATCTGTGCTATTCGACATAAGGAGGTAACTAACAAGTTCTTTACCACCTACGACCACGAGCGACACCAGTTCAAGGATAGCTATATTTATGACCAGATTTTGAAATTGAACCTCAGGGACCACTTTACCCTGACCGCTCGCTATCTTCGACATTACGATAAGCACGAACCACTCTACATTGGTTACGACCCTGGTAACTTTCAGTCGCTCATCGTCGGACAGAAGAAAGACTATGGTAGTCGCTTCGATATTATCAAGGAGTTTTGGGCATATATACCAGACGACCAGCAGAACCTTGCACAGCAGGTGTATTCTTTCTTTGGTACGGATGCAGTGAATAAGGTAATACACCTTTATCCTGACCGTGCTGGTAACAAGACACGTGAGGAATTAGAACAGATAACTACTGACTCGCTAACGATGAAGGCAGCCTTAGAGAGTTACGGCTTTTCAGTTATCCTCTACAATGAGGGTGCACCTGTTATTTACCACTGGCAGCAGTTCCGCCTTTGTCAGTTGCTCTTTGGTGAGAAACTTCCTTTGCTTCCGAAGGTACGTATTGATGAGAACGAATGCCCTAACCTTTGCAGTGCAATTTTGATTAGTCCGTTGAAGAAAACCAACGGTAAAATAGAACTCGACAAGGCTTCAGAGAAGAAGGAGGAACTCAAGCGAAGACCAGGGTTAACAACGCAGCTTCCAAGTGCAATGATTTACCTTTTATATGGTCTTTATTCCGACCTTATCAAAAAGGAACTAAGCAGTTATCCTGATGATTTGCCCGAAAATATCACGATATAACACCCAATAATGTCCAATATTTGATATAAAAAATGTCCAAAATAGGGCAATAATAAAGGTTGTTTACATAGGTCAAAATCTTATTTTGTTGTGTTTCAGCTGTTTACGTTTTGAATATCAAAATCAAAAATAAACGAATGACGGAAATCATCACGCACCGCTGAGTTGAGGAAAAGCGGTGCAACGTTTCAAAAGTTGGGAAATATGACAGTAAGGGGGCAAAGTCGTCCTTTGTTCATGCAGCGATTTTAAGTAATTTCGCAAGTAATGGAGAAGACGATTGAGATGAACGGCATCGATGCAATGCAATGGGCAAGGGAGATCAGTAGAGTACCACAAGGTGACTTCACTATTTGCTTCTTTCCCTACTCTCGCTCACAGGGTATGGCAGGCGAGCAGATGGTAGTCAAGGAACATTGCAAGTACCGCACGCAACTACCAGAAGAGTGTTTTAATGTCGACTCCGAGAACTACTTTCTTTTCGAGGACAAAGACGGAAATCCGAAGATGTGTTATCGTATCCTCATCAGGTATATGGGATTTCCACAAGACGGATATAAACTACATAAGATAAATTGGTTATGACAGATAGTATTGAGTTGCACGGCAACGCTGGTCTCTATGTAATGGACGGCAACACATTCTCCTTCCAGATTGGAGAGGGTAACGAGTTGTCTACAAAGCAAGGGTTACTCGTGCCACAGGGCATGCAGGGTACACAGCCGTACCTACACGAACACCAGTGGTTGAGCGTAAACGGGTACCAGGTGTGTATGCGTGGTATGAACAACGCACTGTGTGAAGAGGTAACGATGGAGATAAAGCAGAACCGTCTGCTGCCTCGCTTGTATAGCAAGGAGATTAAGATGCTGTATGGTAATGGACCTTGCGCTTATATGCAAACAGTAGAAGGTGGTAAGCTGCGACGTGAATACACTGCACTACCTGCTTGGGATGAATGGTTGAACTCTTGGCAGGAACGTGGTATGGAAACCTCCGCACAGGAGTTCGCCAAGACCTGTATCAAGAACTACTACTGGTTCGGTGATTACTTCGTTAAGTGGAGGTTCTCACGTGGTAAGCGTATTGGTATGTTGCCAGTGGCAGGACTTGAACCATTAGAGAATAAGCACTGCCGTCTTGCAACTACTCGTCGAGATGTTGCCTACGATCAGATTAATTATAGCGATTTCAACAACATAGCTGTAGGACGCTGGACGTACGGCATGGGCAACTACAAGATATATCCGAAGTTCGCATTGTCAGAAGTTGACAACTATCTGTTTGCTGCCGTGTCACACCACCGTGAGAAATCAGTCGATGAGTTCTACGGTGTGAATGAGACCCACCAGGGGGCACGCCCCTACATTCAGGGTAGCAATAAAACCGCCTCATATATCAATTCCTTCTTGCGTAACTCACTTGCAGCGAAGATACACATCATCATTCCGAATGCGTGGGTAGAGAGTAAGCGTATTCAGTTGGCTAAGTTATGCGAGGAGAACAAGCATCGCTTATCTAAGAAGCAGGATTTGGTTAAGTATAATGGCATCAATATCGGTACTGAATACCGTGAAGCGTTACTTGTAGAGTATATGCGATTAGAACTGCGTAAGATAGGCGACTATCTGAGCGGTGCAGACAATCAAGGCAAGGCTTATTCTTCTATTTCATTTATGGATAGCTCTGGTAACGAACAGCAGTGGAGAATCGAAACAATCGACCTTAAATATAAGGAGTATATCGATGCGTTGATTTCCTACGATAAGCGAGCGGAAGAAGCCTTACTGTCAAGCGTTGGTTTGGATGCATCCATCACAGCTGTTAGCAAGGATGGTGTTATCAGCAAGTCAGGTTCTGATGCTTACTATAACTACCTTATCTATATCATGTCGCTCACACCAGAGGACGAGATCTGTGCAGAACCATTCAATCTCGCTCTCCGATTGAACTTCCCTGACCTCTATAAGCAGGGTTATCGCATTGGCTTTTATCGTGAAGTTCCACAGCGACAGGAAGATGTAGCACCGAAAGACAGATTAAATCAGCAGCAGTCATAGTCATGAATATACTCGTAGACATTTTCAAGAATTTCTCCACCTTCAGCCTTTATGCACCTGGAGTGGAAACAAATATGGACCTGAACGATTTGCTTTCGTCTGGTCTTACCGCTCGCAAGCGCATCGAAACCGTAATCAGTCGTGCTGTGTTTGATGAGCTGTTAAAGGAGGGAGAAAACTCTCCGCTTATGGAAGCTTTGCGTGCTGCCATGGCAAACATGACCATGGCAAATCAAATCATCTTTGATAGCATTAATCGAAGGAAGAGCGAGGTCAATGTGTATAAGTACGAGCTGGAAGCAATGAAGCGGTCCTACATGGAAAACTATTGCAACGCCATCGATACGCTTGTGCAGCTATTGTCTGAACCTACTGAAGGTGAGATTGCAGAACTGTGGCACAAGACACCTTACTACCCTATCTTAGAGCGTTGCGAAATAAAGACAATGGATCAGATGGATTCAATCTATCCTATCGATGCATCTTATCTTTACTTCTTCCGAACTATACCCTTGCAGAAGGAAACGCTCGATGAAGTTATGTCGATTTATTTCGACAAACTTACAGATGATAATCGTGAGCGCATTCGTCCTATCTTGCTGCTTGCCTTGGTGAAGAAGACCATTGCAAAGTCGCTCCGTAGGTTTGATATCCTCGAGTTTCCTTCTACCATCCGAAACCTCTTCGATGATAGTCACGCATCACGCTCTGGTAAGGACGAATCCAGTGCTATCTTTGCACTTGCCGACCGCCTCGATCGTGAAGCGGATGAACTCCTCTCTAATGCAGACACGCTGCTCTCTTCTGAGACTGTTTCAGACTTCTGCTCTAATTCAGCGTATAACAACCCTGATGATAATATCATAATGTTGCCATGATGAAGGATATCGAACTTGTATATAAAGGTGAAATACACAGCATTCCTAACCGTTGGGATGCGATGGACGACCGCCAGTATATCCGACTTGTTGGCGACTTCCTTCGTATGGCAGCTGGCGAACTATCCGCAGGAGAGGTTCGGATTAATTGGCTGTGCGATATAATGGGCTGGAACAAACGCAAGTTCCATTCAGAGGAACAGATCGCTAACCTCGTCGCAATCTCTGAACAGCTCACATTTATGTTTCAGATAAACTATCCTGATAATAATAGTGTCTTAGATGGTGTCGACGAGGATACTTACGAGTTATGTCGTCGTGTTGATCCTTATCGCTTGAATATACCACTTGCACGTGTATTGCGCAGGCTCGACTATCAATACGTTGTCGACCTCTGTTTCTGTGCGCAGCTCATTCCTTCTGTTCGGATTGGCGAGCGTTCTTATCCTGGATATCGAATTGAGACGAGCTTCGGAACACTTACCTGCTCGCTAACTGCCCTTCAGTACGTCGAGGCGCAGGGGCTTATCGAACGAGGTGAGGAATCGTTGCCTTTGCTCGCTGCAATCTTATACTATCCAGAGAAAGAGTATAATTCTGAACGTGCACACGAATTAGCTAACGATTTCGCTAAACTTCCACTCGAAACACTTACAGCTATATCGTTTAATTTTCAGGCATTTAACAATTTTCTATTCAATAAAACTTCATTCTCTCTGTTGTCTAAGTTCGCTCATAAACCCAAGCAGCCTATCACCACCGATGCCTCTGATGCACTCTACGACCTTTCCAAGGAGGGGCTTGGAAATGCAAAACAGATAGAGCAGATGAACGTACTTACTTATCTGAAGGTGCTGCGCAAGAAGACCATCGATGCGGTTAAAGATATGAAAGGCTTTGGCTGGGATAAATTAAAAATCAGTGAGGAGGTGGGGTTGCCTATCTCTGTAATCGACCAAATAATATAAGCTATGTATAATAAAAGAGTTTGGCTCAATAAGCCCGAGTCCCCATCAACAGGCAATGTTATCTGTTTTGATGGTAATACCACCTGGCATGGTGAGACGATGCGAAACACATTCTTACAAGTGTCTGATTGTAATTGGGCTATCAGATTGCATAAAACAGAAGATGATAGCACTACGGATTTTATCGACAAACTAAAACTGTTGAGAGATGAAGTAGATAGTTTTATTTCATATTTGGAAGAAAATAAATAGAAGTATGATTAAAGATCAGTTCCTCTATTTCGCACAATACCCAGCAAAAGAGGGTGTTCGTGCTATACTTACCAATGGTGCGAGCGACTTTCCTGGTTATAATGACCTTGCGGAGTCTCTTGATAAACTTCCCAATGTGTCGCGACTCCCTGAGATAGCCAACTATGTCTATGGTCAGTCTTTCGAAGAATTAAAACAGCGTATCGATAAGTTAGTGGGTTCTTTCCTATTCGTGGACTATGGCGAACTAAATATGTCATCGGATGGACGTAATTCTTATCAGATCACCCAGCGCATCGCTATCACGGTGGCAATGAAGATGCCGAACCGTGCTGACGCTGCTGAGTATATGCTTTCCTCCGACTCTACACTTCGCCTGCTCTCTAAGATTCACGCTTGGATGATTGCCGATGCTGAAGAAGGCGACCTTGATTGGATATCTCGAGGCGAGCTCGATAAAGTAGAGATGGTTCCTTTTGTCGCTACAGAACTCTCCTCTGTCGGATGGACCTTAATGCTCAATTGCATTGCGCCTGACACGCTCGGAACTCACCTTCTTAGTAGGTCCTTTGCAAAACAAGTCTGATAACTTAACTTTGCCAACGGTTAGTAATATTTAATTGTCTTTTAATGTTAATAGTTATTTAGGTTAAGATTGTTTTTGGATGACGGGCTAACGCAGTGATGCGTTAGCCCCTTTTTGTATCGTTTTTTATCATTAGATAATTACTTCTAAATCGCTGATTATAAAGGCTGTAGTACTTGCGTGTTCCTTATTATAGTGTTACCTTAGCAGTACAATTAGAAACAAAGAACATTCAAAAAACAAAGATTATGAACGAGCAAATTCAGAACATTCTTAACGAGAACGGAACAAAGACCTCAAAGATTCAGAAGCTTCTCGCCCTTGGACTTACACGCAGACAGGTTGCAGACCTTGTAGCAAACGGAAACTACGGATTTGTGCAGAACGTCTACAAGCGAATGATGCAGGGAATCACACAGAGCGCAGCGCAAGCAGCGACAACAGTTCTTCCACAACTCGACTACACTTTCAACCGCAACTTCGGAATCGAGATTGAAGCTTACAACTGCACACGTGAACGCCTTGCAAGAGAACTTACAGCAGCAGGCATCAGCGTAGAGGTTGAAGGTTACAACCACACCGACCACACCGACCATTGGAAATTGGTTACCGACAGCAGCCTTCACGGCAACAACACCTTCGAACTTGTTAGCCCAATCCTCCACGGTGAGCAGGGAATTGAGGAACTTGAAAAGGTTTGCTGGGTACTCGACCTCTGCAATGCTAAGGTTAACGACTCTTGCGGACTTCACGTACACATGGACGCTGCGGAGTTCGACCTTTCAACTTGGAAGAACCTCATTCTTACTTACAAACGACTTGAGGGTGTTATCGACAACTTCATGCCCCACAGCCGACGCAACAACCGTTACTGCAAAGGACTTTCTGCAATTACCGAAACCTCCATCAAAAATGCACGCAGCATCAGCGACCTTCGAACAGCCTTTCTCCACAACCGCTACCACAAGGTAAACCTCGAAGCCTACGCTCGCCACCGCACAGTGGAGTTTCGCCAGCACGGAGGTTCCACCAACTTCACAAAAATGTCTGCTTGGATACATTTTCTCGCAAAAATGATTACCTTTGCAAAGCAAGGACAGGTGAATGCAGGCACAACCCTTCAAAACATACCTTTCCTCACCGAAAGCGAAAAACTTTACCTAAAGATAAGAACAAAAAAATTAGCAGTATGAGAAGACTAAAGATAGAAACAAGAGATGGTCAGCAAAAGCCGACCATCTCACCCAAAGAACTCGTTGGTGCTATTATGACCGAAGCAAAACAACAAAGCCAGTTCCCTCATAATTTAGTCCCCGAACACCACCGAGTAGATGCACCACAATTCAAAATCTACCGCATTAAAGGAGACAAACGCAAAATTGTAGCATACAATTCCGAGGAGTTCCTCCATCAGCTTCGCACAGGCAGTCGCTTCGATAGCGAAGGCACAGACGAAGAATATATGGTGCGTTTCGCTCACCGCTTACAGGAACTTGAGGGCTACCTTGTTTCGACTGACAGCCCCGATGCCTTCCTTGCCGACCTAATCAACAACGGCTTCGTGACCGTTGAAAAATAAAACACGATGCTCGTTTCTTTGTAGCCGTAGCAGTTTCTGAGCTGTTACGGCTTTTTTATGTCAAATATTGAGAAAAAAATAAACTTTCTTCGAAAATAATTTGAAAAACGCTTGCAGGTATCAAATAATCTTTGTATCTTTGCAGTGTACAATTAAAGAAGGTGAGACACACCGTAAAAACTGTAAACAATATGACAACTTCTAAGATTAACACAAAGGGTTTTGATGTAGTTTTCAACGATGATTGCGATAGCAATTGCAAAGGCTTTAACGAGAGCTACGAAAGCTGTCTTGAGTACATCAAAACTTACAACGGAACCAACGAGAGTTATTTTTCAGATTACAAAGGTGGTGTTGTAAGCATCGTGAATAACGATACTGAAGAGTACGTATATAGCGAGGACATCAAGTAAGCATCAAGTATAAAAAATATCATAAACCTAAACGCTGCGCTATCGGCATGACGGGCAAAGATTATGAAGAATATTTCAGAATTAGCAAACCAGAACAATCTTTCAGTAATTAACATCGGTACCTCATTTGGTCTTAAAGAAGGCGAAGCAGTAATTGGATTTACCTCTTTCCAAGAGGCGGTTGACTTCGCTGAGAAGAACAATATGAAGGTTGCAACCTTCAAGAATGAGGGTGAAACCTCTTCAATATATACCCTCTTTGACGAAAGCCCACGTGCAGGCTTTGACGTTCTCAATTCTTACAAAGACTTCACTAAGTTCTTCAAGGGAGACGCTGAGAACTTCCAAGAGGTCGATATAGATGAGACCTTGGAAAACTCTGACTTCACAGAGAATGAGCGAGAGGAGTTCTTGAAAGATATGAATGCCGTGAAAGCTCGTATCGAGAATCTCGCTGAAGACGAGTTTATCTACCTTGATAATAGCGGTTACAGCGAACCTATGAAGAAAGAAGATACCTCTGTCTTACAGGATGGAAACCTCTATGTTATTGGTGTTTACTAAAATGGGTAAATTTATAATTCAACAGAGCAGCACTCAGCCTAATGGCTGGGTGCTAACCGATACGGAGAACAAGGTCGTAATCACCTTCCAAGATGGGCAGTTTAATGAAAGTCAGAAGGTGACTCTCTTAGAAGATAGTACGGCAACAGCGGAAGAACTCGCTCACATCGTGGGTGCGATGGGAGAATGGGCTGCTCGACATCACGGAAGCAAGTGTTTCAATCATGTCTACGGATACGAGACGAGCGAGGATGAATCGAAGACGTATCTGTATCGCAGAAAGTTTCCTTGCTGGAGATTAGAACTTCAAGAGGATAGAGTAACAGCAGAGAGTCTTGCTTCTTCATTGCGCAAGGCTGCTGAATTTTTAATTAAAGGTAATAGGAATGAACGATAATAGAGGTGGTGCACGTCCAAATGCTGGACGTAAGTCTTTAGGTAAGGTTCCGCTCAGCTCACGAGTGAGCGAACAAGCAAAAGAGCGGTTAACGCAATTAGCAATAAAAAAAGGTGTATCCATTTCTGAGATGCTCGAAGTGGTTATCAATAGTTATCAATTTCGTTAGGTCACGAAAATGTTTAGACGAGGTTCTCATTGAACCTTTTTGCCATGGTGATACAAGTTCATCATGGCTTTTTAAATGTTAAATCTTTAATCTTACTACGACTTTTTATAGTAAATATTTGCATACTACAAATATTTGTAGTACCTTTGTATTGTCATAAGAAAACAATGAGAATATGAAACAGAAAAAAGAAATGATGGAGGTTACACCCGAAGAACGGGAACTCCTCGAAAGAATGAGAAATTACAACAGATCTTTCCCAAATGGTTATCCAGAGCTCTTGTGGGACTTACAACAACTCTTCGATACAATGGTTCGGACACCACACAACTAAGAACAAACCTCTCCCCCTCACCAAGGGGGGAGAGAAAAAGATAAAACATAAATAGCTATATAGATATGGAAACAGTAATGACAAGACCAGTAGTGGTTACAGATATGAAAAGAAAAGTACAAGACATCCTTATGGCGGTTTCATGGCGTGATTTCGCTGGAACGTACTTTCAGAAGTCTTCTTCTTGGTTTTACCACAAAATGGATGGCATTGACGGCAACGGAGGAGCTGGCGGTTTCAACACGCAGGAAACAGAGCAGCTGCGCAACGCACTTATGGACCTATCTACTCGAATCCGTCGAGTAGCTGAAAATATTTAGGCGAGGTTCTCATTGACCTTAAGACAAAAGTCACTCATCGCCTATGGGTGCATATTAGCCTCTCGCAATGCGAGGGGCTTTATGCGTCGAATATAACTTAAAAACTTAATTATAATGAAAACCTTTCTTATTGCTTTCGGAACATGGTTCCTCACAAACCTTATTGGTGCATTCGTGTTTAAATTTTTAGGTATTCAAGTTTCTGAAGGACTCGTGCTGGTATTGAATGTTATAACGATTTCCTTCGCTATTTTCGTTGCACTCTCTATCAGAAGGAGACAACTAAAGAAACGCAAAGAGGAGGAGGAACTTAACTCCGTGGCAGCAGAAGAAGATGTTTCTTCAGAACCAACACCTCCGACTCAAGATATTTTAATGTTTGAAGTAGCAGGTCTATCATACCGTCCTAAGGAAGCACAGGAAAGAGCTGAAATTCTAATGTCGAATGAAAGTGTGTACCTTGAAAAAGAACCTACTAATCCGTATGATTCTAATGCTATAAAAGTGTACTCCTCTGATCATGTTCATTTGGGATATGTTCCAAAATACCTATGTTCGGAATTATTAGAAAAAATGGACGACGAGACCATTATTGCTTATGTTGATTATGTCAAGAGTGGAAAATACTGCCCCTTTGTTCACTTGTATATGTATTGTTAATCTATTCTTCAGCATTGGCTTATTCCTTTTTTTTGCGTGGCGCAAAAAATATTTGCGTTTTTATTTGGCGGTTACAAAAATACTATTTACCTTTGTAACCGTCAAAACAATGCGAGGAGACTCGCTAATAAGGGTGAGAAGAAATTTCAAGCCCCGAACTTATTAAACTTCGTTGGGCTTATTTTTATGCCCATATTGCAGCCTTACTGCAACGAAGATATGGCGGATGCCTTCCAGTGAATTTACCCTTGTGGCGAAATCGCATTGTTTTGACGAACAGGAAGAGCATCCGCTTTTTCTGTATCCGTACCTGACGGATTCAGGTAACAGTCAAAACAATGCGTATTATGCAACAAGTAATCGAATTCGAGAACTCTGCGAAACAGCAGCCTATCGACGTACGTGCTACGATACAGCGCAAAATCAAGTCTCTTAATATTTGGCTCGACTCAAAGAGCGAGTTTTACAGCCGTATCTGCGAGTTCTCAGTTACCCGTCGTTTGGTAATTCGAGTTAACCTTGTATCTTTGTGCGTGATTGTAGCTGCTGTAGCCATCGAGCAGCAGCCTATTACGTCCGTAGTTTCAACCCTCTGTGCAGGCTACTTAGTTTATCGTATGAACAAATCAGAAAAGAAACAGAAAGGAGGCAAGGCATGATATTCATTTATGATTATCGCAAGGTTCCTTCTATCTCTAAAGACCTTGAACCGCTTTCCGAATATATAAAGAGATATAACAAGGTTCTTGTAGCTGACCTTGATACGTTTGCAGAATTTTTCAATGAGGTGTATAAAAAATTAAACTCAATTTCCAATGTGAATGAAAAATATACGCTCAATCTTTCTGATAGTTCTATCTCTATTTACGACAACAAAATTATACTCTCGGTGATAAGTATAAGTTTCTCCGACATACTTGGCTTGTGGGGGTTTCAGACTTTCGATAGTTCTACCCAGTGCGAACAGCAGAACCTTGAGATTTTTCCTGTCCCCGATAAAGGTGAAGCAATTTTCACTCTCCCAGATCATTTAAAAAGTATAATTAAGAAAGGAGGCAAGGCATGATATTCTTTGATTATTATTTCAAGGCACATTCTACCCCGAAGTACCTTGAGCCTGTTGTTATGTGTATGGAGCGACGTTACCAAGTCCTTATGGCAGATGACTCGACACTAAAGAAGTTTGTTGCAGAACTTACATCAGAATTGAATTCCATTCCAAAGGCAAAGGAAAGGTATAAAATCAAAGTCGATAAAGGCTATATCCATATCATTACTACTCACGAATTCACTGAAGCCGTTATACGTCTTCACTATAAAGAGGTTCTTTCTTTGGAAGGTTTCAGCGAGGACCTCTGTGAGAACCTTAATGAAGTGGCTGAGAAAGGAGGTGAGAAATGATATTTTTTGATTATTGCCTTATAGATTTTTCAATCTCAAAAGAGCTCGCACCGCTTGCTGACTGTCTGAAGAAATACCAAGGAGTTCTTGTAGCGGACGAAAAAGCATTCAACAAGGTTGTTGAAGACTTGGAAGAAAAATATCGTGCTATTCCAAAGGCTGAAGAAAGATTTCTTTTCAAGGTTAGCAAAGATCCTATCGGAGTTATCTCTGTTCGCAGAAACAACTCTACGAAGAAGTGTGTATTGCGCATCTATTTCACACCAGTACATGGTATGTTTGGTTTCGACTCTTCTCAAGAGTCTATTCAGCCTGTACCAGACGATGGCGACGAATATTATTCTTTGCCTGATCACATTAAAAGTAGTGTTCAGAAAGGGGGTGCGAAATGAAGATTATAACCGACCCTACTGTTTATGGCTACCACGCTGAAAAAGGCTTGTTCATACCGCTGGATGATTTTTGTTCAGCACCAGGCTTGATAAAGTCGTTAAGAGATAATGTTAAGCGTCAACTCACTAAGGCGGAGTATCATCTTGACTATTATAAGAACATTCATGATGCAGGCGAAGCTTCTTCTCGTCAACAAACAGCAATGGATAGATGGGGAGATCGAGTGAATAACCTTAAGGGCTTTGACAAAACCCTTTCCGAAGTAAAAAAAATAATTGATTTAAAATGAAATACAAAATGAAAGCGTCTATCGTTAATCTCGACGAACAAACAACTGAGACCCTTCGAGCAATGCTCGACCCTGGTTATATCTCTGAGCGAACAGAACGCTTAGAAGCCATCGAGGGTTTTCTTATTGATCAATGGAGGGATGCTGGCAATATAAAGTCTGACACCGTTCTCACATTCCTCGACACTCTACGCTCACTGCGTAGGGATCTCAACTCATTTCTCACCTCGGTTGACCCGCACGGAGATACCGATAATCAAAAACAATAAAACCTTAAGACAATGACAACGAAGAAAGAAAACGACGAGCAGCCTATAACAGACATTAGTATATACATAGCTGCTTTATCAGCGACATATCGTCCAGCGTCGACACCAGCAGAAACAACTCACTTCTTCTCTACCCCCGAGGTAATAGATGCTATTCGCAATTTAGACCCTTCTGCTAAGGTGTGTGCAGAGCAAATTACCACAGCTCTTCGCGATGCAGGATATAAGTTCTGCAATCGTCCTGGTGCGCAAGGGTTGGAATTCAGATGGATGTTCCGTGAAATATAAGTCTTTATAGTTATAGTTGTATTTTAAGTTATGGTTTTTGAGGGCAGTACGTCGTGAGACGTGCTGCTCTCGCTTTTTTGTCCTTTTCCCATTATTTTTCTCGTGTTATCTTTGTGTCATGATAACAAATCAATTCGTAAAGGATGAGTTCGTCTCTGAGATTCTTCGTCGTGATATCGGCATCATCTATAAGACGCAGGAAGAAGTTGCTAATCGCTACTTCAAGGAGCACACTGGAACTCTTCGAGACTTCTTATCTCGTCGTGCTTTCTCTCTTCAAGAATCGAACGGAAAGTTCACCCTTTATATCGGGGTTCTTTCTTATCTACGTTTCCTCGATATGCAATACCGCATTAACTATGCAGGCTTAAACAGTAAGCGAGCCAAGAAGCAGCGTGCTAAGTATGCTGTTTATAATAGAGTTGTATGGGGTGTTTTGTACAACGAAACTTTCCCTGATATTCAAGCAGGATTTACAAATGAAGTTCGTGCTGCTTGGCGAAAGAAAATGGAGGATGCACTTTCAAATCACATATTACCCACAGATAATCAATAGATATGAGCAAAATCAAAGAAGACCACGTTGCCTTGGTTATCGATGCTAAAACAGACAAGGCACAGCAGGAATTACGACAGCTTGAGCGTGCTACGCAGGACCTTAGTAAGGAAATGAAGGCTCGACAGAATCGAATGCTCGACCTCGAGGCAGCAGGTAAGAAAGAGACCGCTGAGTACAAACGCTTACAAGCAGAGGTGAAGAATTATAGTAATCAGATTGCTGATAATAATAAGAAACTGCGTGAACTTCGCTCTGCAATGGATGTCAATGCTATGACAATGTCACAGCTCAAGAAACATGCCAAGGAACTTCAGACAGCACTGAATAATACTTCAAAGGCAGCGAATCCTAAAGAGTATGAACACTTAGCGTCACAGCTTCGTAGCGTGAATGGACGTATGTCTGAATTGCGTCGCGATGCTTCTGGACTGACTGATTCTATGGGGAAACAGTCGTCTGGAATCATGGGTAAATTTGAAGGAATGTTCTCCTCTATCTCTGGTGGATGGACGAAACTCGTTGGTGTGGCTACCGCTGCTGTTGCTTCTATTTCTGCCGTGATAGAAGGAGCAAAGTGGTGGTATAATTACAATGTAGAGATTGAAGAGGCGCAGCGTCTGACACGTGAGTTCTTTAACATACAAGGTGACGAACTCGTCCACACACAGAGTCAGATATCAGCACTCGCTTCACAGATGGGAAAAGACTACAAGGAGGTTCTCGGTACAGTTGAATCTCTCACCAATCAATACGGTATATCTACGACTGAGGCTATTAATGCTATTAAGGACGGATTGCAGGCTGGTGCTGACCTTAACGGAACATTCCTCAGTCAGATTCAACAGTATGGACCAGCCTTTAGTGACGCTGGAGGTGCTGTTAATGACCTTGTAGCCAGTATCACACAGACACGCTCAGGTATATTCAATGAGGCAGGTATGGGTTTAATACAGACCGCTACAAACCGTATTCGTACTATGTCTTCAGCTACACAGAGCGCACTTAATTCTATCGGTATCTCAAGCAAGCAACTCGAAGCTGACCTTATATCAGGAAAGACCAGTATCTTAGAGGCTATTAAGATGATTTCAGGTAAGATTAAGGAGCTGCCTGAAAACTCTATGCAGGTGGGTCAAGTCATGAAGGCGGTCTTTGGCAAAACAGCGAGCAACGAGGGTATGAAACTCGTGAAGACCTTAGCAGATATGTCTACCAATATGGACGAACTTAAAGAGGTGACAGGAGAGTACGGAGAATTGCAACGTGAAGAGGTCGACGCACAAGCAGAACTTAACGAGAAGATGTCTAAGTTCTTCGGTCTTGGCGAACATGGCTTTGATGAACTTACAATGAAAGCTAAGATATTCGGAGTTAAAGCCTTGTCTAAGATTATTGATTACACAGTTAAAATCATTAACTACTTCATTGATTTATATAATGAATCTAAGGTGTTTCGTGCAGGCATTGAACACATTAAAAACAACTTCAAGAGTACATGGGAGGTCTTCAAGTTTGGAGTTTATCTTGTTATTGATGGCTTCAAAGGCATGGGTCGAATGGCAAAAGCCTGGGCTAAAATCATTGAAGGTGCGTTCTCTTTCGATGTCGATAAGATTACAACTGGTATCAAGGGACTTTGGGATGCCTACAAAGACACGTGGGTAGAAATTGGTAATGATGCAAAGAAGATGGCTGCGAATGTTCGTGACAATTTCATTGAAGCGATAAAAAACACAGGTAGCAATAAGAAGGTAGCTCATCTTTCTGTCGATGTAACACCCGAGGTGAAAAATCATGCTGCAAATAAAAGTGGTTCTGGCGGAGGCAAAAAGAGCACCATTGAAAATGGAATCGAAGACTCTAAAAAGAAAACTAAAACAAAAAAAGATAAAACCAAGAAGGGTCCAGACCCTGATGAAGTAGCAGCTAAACTTTTTTCTCATGATCGTGCTCAAGACCTCGATGCTGAAAAGCGAAGTTATGATAAGAGTCTGAATGCTCTGAAAGAAGCTCTTGCTAAAAAGAGTCTTACGCAAGAGCAATACAGCGCATACGTGGCTGCTCTCAATATTCAGCATCAGAACAAATTACTCGACATCGAGAAGGCTTACTTGCAACGCTCTGAGAACATGGTCTTCAAGGATGCTGCGAAGAAGAAGGCGTTACACGAAGGGCAAACTAAGGCTGTCGCTGACCAGCAGCAGGCAGCGAACACTGCTTATATCGAGGCAGAGAAAGAGTTCTATGAGTCCTTGGATCAGATACAACAGTCAGCACCAGCTAAACCGCAGACACTTCAGCAAGAATGTGATGCGAAGCTGCTCCTCTTGGATGGATATTACAAGGCAGCCTTACAGCGAGCTAAGGATAATGGCGAACGTGAGAAAGAAGTCACTGATGCGTATGAAGCTGCTAAAGCTGCAATCATCGTTGATTATGCAAAGAAAGCTGAAGAGCAGAAGGCACAAGCACGACAGGAGTATGGGCTTGACACATTCGAAGACCAGTATGCAGCACGTCGCAAGAAGATAGAGAATGACACTCTGCTTAATGAACAGGAGCGTCAACAGGCTCTTACGCTTCTTGACCAGCAGGCAGAAGAGCACCGCCTTCAGATACGTCAGCAGTATGGACTCGTTACCCAGCAGGAGTTATACAACGCTGAAATGGAACAGTTGAAGATGCACCTTCAAAATAAAGAGATATCTGAAGAAGAGTATGAAGAGGCGGTGAAGAATATGAAAATCGCCAAGATGAAGGAGGCGTTCGACTACTATTCTAATCTTACCAGTGGAGCAGCGCAGGCCTTGCAGCAAGCAGAGATTGCGAACGTCGATGCCAAGTATGACGCAGAGATTGAAGCTGCAAAGAACGCTGGTAAAGATACTACGGAACTTGAAAAGAAGAAGGCTAACGAAAAGCTGAAGATACAGAAGAAATATGCGGACGTAAACTTCGCTATTCAGGCAGCGCAAATCATCGCTTCAACAGCTTCTGCAATCGCTAAGACATTCTCTGAATTGGGTTTCCCTGCTGGTATTCCTGCTGCTGCCTTGATGGGTATCACGGGTGCAGCACAGCTTGCAGCTGCTCTTGCAGAGCGCAATAAGGTGAAACGAATGACGCTAAGCGGAGCAGGTGGTTCTGCCTCTGCTTCAGGTGCACGTGTCGCAACAGGTCTTGAGTCTGGTGGTAGTATCGATGTAGAGCGCAAGCAGGATGGCAAAATGTTCCGTGCGGACTACGACCCCGACAAACGTGGATTCATCGATAGACCTACCGTCATCGTAGGAGAAGGCGGATACGGGCATAGTAAGGAGTGGGTTGCTTCGAACGCTGCTGTTGAGAATCCTACCGTTGCACCATTCATTGATATCATCGACCGTGCACAGCGTGCTGGAACGATTCGCACGCTCGATATGAATAAGTTTCTCATTCAGCAGGCACAAGGTCGTGCCTCTGGTGGATATATCACACCAACAGTTAATGACGTGCGTGGTGTGGTTAAAGACTCCTACAAGGATACACTCATCGAGCGACTTACTGATGTGCTTGACCGATTGTCTGTTGACGGTATTCCTGCATCAGTTTCTCTTAATGAGATAGAACAGAAGCAGCAGCTACAAGACAAGGCACGAAGATTCGGAAGTAAATAGACTTAACACCTTACATAGTAATGAAGATAACTAACATAGAGAAGGGCGAAGACTACAACCTCAAGCCCGACACACAGATACAAGTTGAACGAACCAATCCATTCTTCAATGATTACGGAGAACAGACGACACCGCTCGAACTGCCCTCGTCAGAACGTAATCGCAGGATACTCGGTTTCCCTGACTCGTTCGGTAGACGAGTGAAGATGACCGCTACAGATGTCGCGATACAAGATGGTGAGTACTTCGCTCAATGTAGGCAAGTGGTGCTGTCTGCTCAATACAAGGGTGGAATATCAACCTCCTTCTACATTAACGATGGCTCCTTCTATTCAAGGATTCAGAAGATAAAGCTGAAGGATATTTTCAAAGGCGAATTCATACCAGGAGTGAACACTGTAGAAGAAGGGATTAATTTTTGTCGTAATCTTCGCAATAACTCTAATGAGCATTACGGCATCTTTCCAGTGCTTTTCACGGATGATTCTGGACAAAAGGAAGGTCTTAATTATAAAGTGTTAAATGGGTTTGGTAAGGAAAAGGTGTTGAGATACGACAAGATCTACGACTTCCTTCCAGAGGTACCTTCAGTTAAATCGTTTCACCCCGATATGAGCGGTGAGGATTGTGACTTCTATAATGCAGTACAGCGCACAGAGTATGTCAACGACGTACCTATTACGCTCGCACCTGGATATTATATGTCGCCATTCATCCGTGCGAACTATCTTCTGAAGCGTGTCTTCGCTTACTTTGGGTATGATCTGCAAGAGAACTTCTTTACTCGCACAGAACCATTCAATAAGATGGTAGTCGTAAACAACGTTATGGACGTCTTAGTGAATGGAAAGATAAAGGTCGCTGACCTTGTACCTGATATTACTTGTGCAGATTTTATCTCTGTCTTTCGTAAGAAGTTCTGCTGTGAGTTCACCTCTGATGAAGGTAAGCGCATTGCAGATATCATCTTCTTGCGTGATGCGCTGAATGAAACTCCGAATACCGACCTTACCCATTGCGTAACCCAAGAACCTACACTCTCTTATAAGTCAGAGAACGACTATAAGCGTGTAACACTCTCAGCGGAGGAGAAGGTCGATTCAGAAATCTCAGACTCCTACGACGATATAGATAGCTTAGTAAAGGCGAACCCGAACGCTTACTTCGACCCTATCGATGGAGCTATTTATAAGACTGGATGGTCTGGTGACTTCCAAGTGACGGTGAAGATAGGCGAAGCTTCGCAAGACTACAACACTGGAGAAACACTTGAAGCAAAAGAGATAAAGGTTCCTGAACTCATACCAGAGTTACGAATGCTTAGCTATAAGGCTACAATCAAGGAGGAAGACTTCACCTATGATATGGGTAAGTTCCTCTACGTAGGTTCATACATGTCGCTCAACTCGAAGATGGTCGTTGCGACAGAACCAAAGGAGAATACCTCGGAATCTGCCAACAAACAAAAGACGATACTCGCCTTCAGTTATCTTTCAGACGGTCGTCCAGCAGGGACTATCTCAGCTTATGACGTGAATGCGCCTTCACATCCTCGCATCTTCGATTATGCTTTGCATTACAATGGTCCACAAGGCATCTTTGAAAAGTTCTACCGTGAATATGACTTGCTGCTGCGCAATTCACTTCACGACATGAAGGTGAAGCTACTGCTCTCTCAGTCGCAGAAACAGAACCTATCTTCTTATGCTAAGGTCGTTATTCGTGGCGTGCCGTTCTTTTTCAACAAGCTCAAGTTCACACTTGGAGGTAAGAATGAGCCAGTAGAATCAGAGCTGTACACCGTATCGCTTATGGAACCAACCATCACCGCTCCTACAATCAATGAGCAACTCAAGGCTATGGATGTGAAGTATAAGTGGGTGGGCAAAGAAAAACAAACATCAGTCACCTGGGAAGAATACAAGGCAGCTGATCGAGAGCGAAACAAATCCTTCGTCACGGTCTACCCTCCTCTACCTTCAGCTGAGTTTGTTGGTATGCAATATGGTAAGCAGCGTTCATATACTGAGCGAATAACAAGGAAAGGTGGCTGGTTCAGACACGGAGAGTACGAATACACTCGGACAGAGGTGTGGTTGGAATGCGTGCCTATTTAATTACGCCAGCAAAAACCTGTCCTTTATCATTCCCTATATATATAGTAATTTTGTGTTAAACAATTCGCACATGGATATTATTCTTAAACCTGATTCGCTCAGCCTGACGGGCTCGATGAATCACTTTATCATATCAAGCACGCAAGAGGTTACATTCATTCTGAAGTATGCAGATTCGAATGAAATCATTGTGCAGCACACTTATACACCTAACAAGGCTAAGCGCATAGAGATAGACTTAGAGAATATCATCACTCCGCTGCTATCTTTTCAGCTCCAGGAGTCGACTACAATTTATCGTCAACCGAACATTGCTCGTGAGTTTCTTGTTAATCTCATCGAAGATAAGACAGCTGCTCAAGAGTCTTGGCAATTCACGGTACTGCGTGCAGGTATCGACAACTTCGCTGACACCGCTTCAAGCTGGTTGAAGCGTAACTTCCTGACGTGGCAGCCCACCGTCAAGCCTGTTACCTATTACACGCCAGAGTTTCTTAGTTACTACGCAGTTGAGGACTGTGTTGCGAAGTGTCGTGCTTACGTAGAAGAGAATGGTAGCTATGTTCAGACAGACATCGAACTCGGCAACCTCTCTCACGGTAAGGTGTGGACGATGCAGATGCAATATGGAGTCATCGCTGGTAAGTTAGGCAAGATGCCAAGCTATTATGATGTATGGATAGAAGACACTGCTGGTACTCGACTCACCTACATTCAGAGATACTATGCTTCAGATATTCGTAGCGAAGAAGAACAGTGGGTACTCTTTGAAAACTCACTCGGTGGTCTCGACACCTTCCGTGCGTATGGTGATGCAGAGAACACAGCGAAGCATACGCACAATGTAGCAGAGATTGAGAACGACTCAGAAGAGTATCGTGTTGACACAGTCAGAGAATACAAGAAGAACACAGGCTTCCTCTCTAAGGAGGAGCGCAAATGGTTGCTCGACTTCTTCCCTTCCTTGGGTAAGTTCCTCTACACAGGTAACTACGTACGTCGCATTGTGGTGACAGAGAGCGACGTCAGTTGGCAGACAAAAGACCTCCCTTCTTCTTATACATTTACCTATAAGTACGCAGATGCACGTCCTTACCTGAATATTACCAGGTCAGAGGACGCTGCACCTGCAATGTTGGATATCAAGATTCCTGATGTAGGATCTTTTACCATCGCCCCACGCTTAGTTGAACTTGAGCGTCTACCGCTGAGCAGTGGGGCTTTATTTCCAGTCCAGAGTCCATATTCAGACAAATGGAACATCACCACAGCTGAAGCTATCCTTGAGTGGTTCTCTCGTGAAGTCACCGCTGCTTACAAGGGTGATGGTGCCTTTGGACACCGCCACGACAATATGTCGGTACTGAATGCGCTCGATCGTATTGGTGGTTACCTCACCTTGGATGCGCAGAAGATTGCTGCTGGCTTAGCTGACGAGGCAAAGGCTGCTCGCACACTCGACCCGAAGAGTGCTGATTGGGAGAAAATCGTTCGGACAGATCAAGACACCATCGTTAATGCACTTACTACCTTCATGAAGGGTATCGTTTTTGGTAAGTCGGTGCGTGGCGAGTCTGGCGTGTCTATCTATCAGGATGAACAAGGTGCCTGGCATATAGATGCAGAATATCTGCACGTGCATCGCAAACTCACAGCAGAGGAGGTTGAAATAATGAAGACCTCCCACATCAAGGGTAAGGTAGTGAACTCTGCTGGTAGTTTCGTGATATCTAAGATAGAGAGGATTGTAGGTGCGTGGCGATGCTACTTCCGCCAGCAGGATAGTGAGGGACGTAGAATTTATAATTCTATGCGTGTGGATGATCTTGCGTTGTGTGAGACATTTAACTTAATCAATGCTGACGGTCAATTGTCCAACCACTACTGGCATAGACATGTCATCGCTGTCGGAACTGACTATGTAGACATTGCAGACAATACGAATGTAGATGACTACGCAAGTGGTAGCGATGTTCCGCAGGTGGGTGACGAAGTCGTACAGCTGGGTCACCTCACAGATGAGGATAGACAGAGTGCTATCATTCAGTCGGCAGCTGGCGAAGGTGCACCTTACTTCAAAATTATAAAGGGCATCAATAGTTTTACATTGCCTCCTCCTATCTTCTTGTTTGATAAACAGAACTTCGAGATACGTGTCGAGAACCCTGCTAATCGTGGCGAATATATCCGCTTGCAGGATTATCTATCGTCTATGCAGAGTCGTATTGACTCGGTGAAAGAGCAAACTGACCATCAACTTTGGATTTGTTTTGGTGACGCCATTCCAACCTTAACTAATGAGCCTGCTAATGAGTGGACGGATGATGAGACGAGGGAGATGCACCTGCATGACCTTTATTATAATAGAAGTTATGCTGAGACAGGTGGCGGTCGCTCATACTCATTCGAGAAAAATCAAGATGGGTCTTTCGGTTGGAAGGAAATGACAGACGCTGACGTGTTAAAGTCACTTGAAGCAGCTAAGCACGCACAAGACACTGCTGATGGTAAGCGACGAATGTTCGTGCGAGCCGTACCAGAACCTCCATACGATGCTGGCGACCAGTGGAGTAATGCTACTTACAAGGAGGAGTACAATAACGACCTGCTTGTCTGTATTCGTCCAAAGAAAAAGGGTGAAGAATTTAGTATTGAAGATTGGCAACCAGCACAGGCTCTTACATCTGCAAAGTTCAAGTCAGCTCTCAAGACAGCAGCGGACAATATATCTGCTACGATTACAAGTCTGAAAGATGGACTGATTGCAGTCGGATTTGTGCTTAACGGCGAAGAGCAGACCTTCACCGTGACGGCTAAAAATTTCAAGGTGCGGACCCCGAAGGGCGATGTCGCCTTGATGACAGAGGATGGAAAGGTAAATGCTGAACTGATAGAGGCAAAAAGTCTTCGAACCGTACCAAGTAAAGAGGGCTTGCATATCGAAATGTACGAGGGCACTTTTGATATTTTCGCAAAAGACGATAAGAAAGGCATCAGCATGACTGTTGATGCAGACGGCTTTCCACATCTTATTTTCTTTGATAAAAATGGACAGGCGAAGTATGACCTTGGATATACTGGTCTGAAAGAACTTGTCTCGGCTTACCGTGCAGCCTATTGGACCAAACGCACACTTGTTGAAGTTACAGGGAGGGGACTGGAAGCAGTCTATCCAAAAACTGGCAAAGGAAAGCTCTGGCATCAGTACCACGCCCCTTCTCACTATGCGACAGGCAAACTCGGAGAGCATGCCGAGGAGGATGGAAGGCTATTCGAGCTTGAGTCATTCGGATCTCCGATACCAGATGGTTGGTACACCGATGAGAATCCTGAAGGCCAGTTCCTCGTAGGAGGTAATGACATGATTGATGACGGAGACCCGCACGGTGTTCCAAAACCACGTGTATATGGAGTCAAGATTTATAAAGTCGAAAGCGGAAAGTTCAACGGAAAGTTGCCCTTTGTATGGTTCAAGGTTGAAAATGGCAGAACTTCATTCTGCGACTCAGACGGCAGTCCGCTGGTTGTACAGGGGGGATTATTGCAGAATTACCCATCCGAATAGGCTTTCTCCACAGACTGTTCAGAACATTATTAACTTAAAATAATAGAAGATGAAAAAGTTTTTAGATTGTGTTTACAGTCTTTTCGGAAGACTCGCATCTATTGGAGCAGATAAATATCTGCACATGTTTGCTGGTCTTGTAGTTTCAATGATTGCGTGTAAAGCCTTGCACGCAGTTAATGCGTACTTAATCTTTGCGTTAGTACCAGCATTTTTAACCATGGTAGGAAAAGAGTGTGTAGATCACTACTACAGAAAGGAACAGTTCGATTGGCTTGACGTCTGTGCAGGCACGCTTGGTGCGATTGTGGGTGTTTTTCTTTTCTTATTGTAAAGGAGGTGTTCGTATGGATGTAATTGAATTACAGTTGACGCCTGAGTTTATTCACTCTGTTGCTACACATCTAATTACTTGTGTTGTTATGTGGGCATTAGTCGTTAGTGCAGCATTTATCGACCTATGGGACAGGGTTTATACTCAAAATAAATTGAAGAAGCCTTTAACTTCTCACCTTATGCGCAAAACACTTGGTAAGATTGGTGAGTATTGGCGATTTCTCCTTATCGCATTGATTATAGATGTCGTGATTTTCACCTCTTGTTCTGTGATAGGAGTAAGAACTTTCCCTATCTGTACATTACTGTTCTCTGCTGCCTTACTAATTATAGAAACAAAGAGTCTCATTGAACATGCAAGAGAGAGAAAGAGTACTGCTGCTGATATGCAGCGCATCATTCAATCAGTCGTAAGTGCAGCTTCAGATAGAGATGCAAAGAAGGTCATTCAATCTGTAGCTGACTACATTGGCGAAGAGAAAAAAGTAAATCAAAAAATAGAAGAATAGTATGGCAAACTTCACAATAGGCGAGTTGTCGGAATCGGCAACCGCACAGAGATTAGGGATAAACAACAATCCGAACCCTATCGTACGTGTACATTTAACAGAAACGATTACTCTGTTAGAGAATATTCGTACGGAATGGGGAAAGTATTGTGAGGCTCACAAGCTCGAGAATCCAGCTATCCGTGTAACAAGTGGCTACCGTTCACCAGAGCTAAACAAGGCTGTTGGTGGAGTAAAGACCTCTGCGCACGTAGATGGTTACGCAGCTGACTTGCAACCTCTCAATGGTAAGCAGACAGAATTTGAGCGATTCATGGCTAATGAGTTCTCCAAGATGGGTTATGCTTATGATCAAATCATCGTGGAAAGAAGTAAGACTTCAAGATGGGTACATGTCGCCTACAAGAATGCCGACGGACGGCAGAGAAGACAGTGTTTCAAACTTAAAGTGTAACAAAGTGAGGGAGTCTTCCTCCCTCACCTAAATCGATAGAGTATGAATAGATTTATAAATACATCTTGTAAACTATTAATTTGCGTCCTTATAACGATGTGCGTTGGCTGTCAGACTAAGAAGTCGATTGCTATTGAAAGCGTCAAGCAAACGTATAATAACGAGCAGGTGACAACAGAGCGAAACGAAAAGCATATATCGCTTATCGACACAACTAACATCGACGAACTAACAAGCGTAATACGTGAGTTCGTATTTGACGTCCCTTCTCTGGAGGATAGTTTTGCTACCGACACCAATGTCTGTCGCAACGTGCCGATAGTTGAATATAAAGCTGACGGCAGCATCATAATTAATCGTGGTCTGAAATCTATTAAAGAACGCATTGAAAGTCGTAGAAACGAAAAGAGAGGACTCTCAGAAAAAAAGGATAGTACTGCAAACAAGCAGACTAACACGAAAGTTAACTTCACTGAAAACAAACGACATAAAGATAAGCACGTTGAGCAGGTACAGATAGCAGAGCCTTTCAGGTGGTGGCAAATTATAATAGGGTGGCTTGTGCTGTCTATTATTCTCTTTGGACGAAAATTTAAACCAAGTATAATAGACTTCCTTAGCAAATTTTTCAACAGGCGAAAATAAAAGTGTTTAATGAAGTACATCAAGCTACATCTCACAGAGAGCCGTACGAAAGATAACCGTTTCGTACAAGCCTCGATTCGTAGTATTGAAGACAATACGGGTGAGAATTTCACGAGTTCTCACCCTAAACTCCTTCAAGACATCATCTGTCATGCGCTATCCCTTGCGCACGGTGTGGAGATAGAGGGCAATAATGGATTTACATACACCTTTCCTTTTAAGCTATCATAATTATGGCGATTGAAAAAATATACTTAGAACATAAACAACAAGGCGGACGACTGACCGCTGACGAATTTAACAAGTTGCCCGAAAAGGTTAACGAGTTAATTGATGCACAGAACACGGAGGAGGAACGTGTGAAGAAGACGATTGCGAAGAATCGCTCATCACTCGGACAGCTTTCAAACGTAAATACTGAGGCTGACGACCTCACCTCGGAGACTTGTGTACTCGTATGGAATGGTGATCAGTGGGTGCCTATGCGGTTGTCTGAGCTGAATATCGGGCAGGGTGGCGGAGGCAGTCAGCAAACCATTCTCTATTATCTTCGTGCTGTCAATCAGTCGCCTTCTACTACCTTATCAGCTTCTAAGTCTGCTGGCGAGTGTGCTATTAAGTTTATGTTCATATCTCGCACTAAGGACGTGGGGCAAACCGAATATGTAGATACAGGTGAATGGGGAACATACGAAATCTTCGCTAAGGCTGGCGATGGTACATTCGTGAGTAAGGCACGTGGTCGCTGTCAGTCAAACACACTCACCACTGTAGATGTCTTCAAGTTCCTCGAGAGCGGACAGAACAATATTATGATCAAGATTACAGGTGAAGTTACGGGGCAAACCTCCCCTGCCTTAGTCTACTCTATTACACTGTCTGCTCTCTTCCTTTCTATCTCAGAGTTCAACTGGTGGAAAGCATATCAAGGCGACATCGTACTGCCTTGCTATATCAGCGGTAATATCAGTAAGACGCTGCACGTCAAGATTACAGGAGATGGCTATGAGCAGGCGTATGAGCGTCAGTTCGGTACTGCGACTTACACCTCATCGCCTGTGGCTTACACCGTGCCTTTCACGAACAAGACGGGTATATTCCACTTGTCTGCTTGGCTCTCGAATGAAGACAACACCGTGCAGACTACACCAGTAGGCTACGACTTTATGGCGGTGACTAATAACGAAACGGTGAAAATGGTTGTTGTAAACAATAAGGCGGAGAAACTGCTGAACTGGTATGAGAATAAAGTGCTGGAGTACGCTGTATATGACGGCAAGGCTGTTACGACACCACTGTCTATTCTCATGAAGAAAGATAACGAGGTATTGCAAGAGAATGTATCAGAAAACACACTGACACAGACGAAGATGCAGTACACACTTTCGCTTGAAGTCGAGACGATTGACAACTCTGATTTTACTGCGTTAATCGGATTCCGCACTCGCCCTACGGATGAGGTGCGTCTGCGTGATGCTATTCCTTTCCCTGTGGACAACTCGCAAGGTTACTCGGCTACTGCTGGAGCTGTATTCTACTTCAATGCGAAAAACAGAAACAACACGGATACTGATAGAAATATCCTCCGCAATCTCATCAACTCCGAGCGTATCGGTGCTGAGTGGCAGAGCGTTGCATTCTCTCGTGACGGCTGGATGACTGACGAAGAGGGAGCACGCACATTGCGTTTGCTCGCTGGCTCAAGGCTTACTATTGGTTACAAGCCATTCGCAAAAGAAGCAGCACAATCAGGCAAGACGATTGAGATAGACTATCAGATTAACAACACGTCAGACTATGATGCAGAGTGTATCTCTATTGCAATGCCCTATCAGAAGGGTTATATAGGTTTGAAGGTGAAGCCATCTTCTATTATGTTCGCAACCCGAAGCGAGCGTAATGCAGATGTTCAAGCGATGAACACTGACGATGGCGTGCGCATTCGCCTGGCATTGGTGATTTCTCCTAAGAAGTACACATACGTCTTGAATGGTAATACCTATTACCTTAACCTCGTCTATCTTTATATTGACGGTGTGGAAGCTCGCAAGTTCGCTTACTTGCTTACTGACTCTATGCAGATAGGTACTGGTGGAGGTCTTGTCATCGGCTCGGATAAGGCGGATGTCGACCTCTATTCCATCCGTATCTACGACAGCGCAATGGATGCTGCTAACGTACATCAAGACTATATCAACGCCTTGTCGACCGTAGGTGAGAAGAGTGCCGAGAAGTTGGATAATGACATCTACGATACGCTCGGAACTACAGTTGACTTCGATAAGGTGCGTGGTAAGGTGAACGTGTTTACTTTCGACAAACCTTTGCCTGCGTATGAGTATGGTAAATCATATCGTCCTAAGGGTACACTGGAGATATATCCTAAGGATGGAAACACCAATCTTAATCGCTTGACGATTACCAACCTCCAGTTGCAAGGTCAGGGTACATCATCTATGTTGTACTATTTATGGAACTGGAAGGCAAAAGTCGCTAAGGACACGACCATCGTGTATGAGGACGGACAAACGGCACAGAAAAAGTTTGAGCTGTTCAAGAACTTACCTAAAATCTCTAAGCTGACAGGAAAGAAGAATATTGCTTCTTCAATGCAATATCACAAGATGGGTTCTGTAAACTCATTTACGGATCTATGGAAAGCAGTCGGTCTGACCAATGAGGGAATAGAACAGGACAGCAAAGCACGAGTATCTATATACCAAGAGACCTTCGTAGGATTTGAAAAGCAAACGGCAGAGGACGGAACAGTGACGTATAAGTTTGTCGGTCTGTTTACGGTTGGACCTGACAAGGGCGACGCAGCAACCTTCGGCTACGATAAGGACCTTTTCCCAGACCTCCTATCTATTGAAGGCTCTGACAACTCACCACGTATTACTTTGTATCAAGTGCCTTGGGATAAAAGGCGCATCCGCTACAACACGGAGGAAGAAGCGTATCAGTACCAAGTATCTGAACTCTCTTGGGAAAACTGCTTGGACTTAGATTACGCTAATCTCCCTGTGGATGATAAGTCAACAGCAGAAGACGAAACACGTCAGCGTGCAGAACAGCTTGTAGAGTCGTATATCACTGCTTACAACATCATATATCAGTGCGATACGTTTATCGAGCCTTTCAATGGAACGCTCGACGAATTAAATGCTGACCCACACTCAACACATATCGAGTATTGGATAGCAAAGCAGGGCGACCCAAACCAATACAACCTATACTATTACGATAGCTTATATAAGCGTTTCTGCCCTTCAACACTCGACAGCGGTGTGTCGGTGGTTAATCTCCGTCAGCAGTTAGTTGGTGACAAGTACGGACTAACCGAGGCGATATTCAACTCGGTTAGTGATGCTGCTCAGCTCAATGAGCTATTCAAGTCAGCACGTATTCAGAAGTTCCGTGCTGAGCAGCCACAGGACTGGGACATAATGGACCTACTTTTTCATCAGTCATACGGAGAAATTAAGGCTGCGACGGATAACTGTGCAAAGAATACATATCCGTATAACTTTAATGTAGAATAGATATGGCAAAGAGTAAATGGAAACTTCGTCAGGATGACCTTGATACTATCCTGGCAGTAATTAATCAAGGTTTAATGAAGAAACCATACTGGGTAGAGTTTCACGACACCTATGCTGACGGCACACCAGTATGGAATGGTGAGAAGTCCGTACTGTGGAACCTAATGGAGCAAGCATATCCAGAGGAGCGTGCGCAAATGATGCGTCGTATGCTTGCGAAAATGGAGGAACTCGGAGGGCTACAAAAGGGTACGCACCAGCAAAAGCTGTTTGCATACTTCGAGAAGTATTACTTCTCTGTAATTGACAATTTCTCTTCTATGTTATACAATGAAGATGGTAAGCTGTACGAGAAAATGAAGCTTGCCATGCTGCAAGGTAAATACACGAACGACACCGACCCACTGGGTCAGTCGCTTGGTGATGGAAAGTCGCCTGAGGTGGCGTGGGTAAAGAAGCGTATTCAGTACCTAATGAGCAAATACTCATTCGGTGATTATGACGCAAAGACTGCAGAAGGTGCAATCACTGTGCGTACCTCTGCACAGGCGGATGCTACAACAAACTCAATCATTCTGCGCCTGACACCTGCAATGAAGCTGTACCCTACGATTGCATATGGTACCACAATCATGCGTGGTGCTCGCACAGATGCAGGAAAGCCTTGCGAGATAGTTGTAGACATTAACGGCACATCCGACCAGCAACTCTCTGTTAAGTCAGCTGACTATCTGCTCGATATAGGCGATTGGTCTTCCTATGTCATCAATGGTGCGCTGTCAATCATTGGTAAGCGATTGAAGCGTCTTAAGTTAGGAGATGAGAATGAGCAGAAAGTGAAGATACTTATATCTTCGCTTACGCTTGGTAACACAACATCGCTCGAGGAGATTGACGTACAGAACATATCTACGCTCGGAGGTGCGCTCGATATGCGTGCTAATTATCGTTTGCGTAAATTCCTCGCTGGGGGGTCATCTCTTACCGAAGCACACTTCGCTGATGGTGGTGCGCTGGAAGAAGTCGACTACTCTGCTTCCACGTCATACGTTGAGTTGAAAAACCTCGACAAGCTGACAAATGAGAAGTGTAACACAGAGGCGTGTGCTCCTAATGTTATGAGTTACTTCGTGAGTGGTTGCGACAATCTTCAGCCAGTCAAGAAACTTATCGACATCATGGATGCGCAGGTAGGGCAAGTTCCTCACGCCCTGCGTTACGTGCGCTGTGTGGGCTTCAATGAGACTTTCACCGACGGACGCACCTTTGATAAGCTATCTCAGTTAGTCGATGGCACATATCAGGGTATCGATGCAGAAGGTCAGTATGGCAATGATCCTTATCCAGTGCTTGACGGAACGATTAACCTCACCACTGGTGCATATCGTGACACTTACGATGCGCTGATGACGCACTATCCAAAGCTCAAGCTGAACATCGCCAAGTGGTGGATTCGCTTCGAGGACCCAGAGGTGAAGCGCATTTGTGTTGAGAACTGGGATAAAGACGGTGATGGAGAGCTCTCTATGGAGGAAGCAGCAGCCGTTAGTTCCATCGGGACTATGTTTGCAAAAAAGACATTTACGTCATTAAAGGAACTGGGATATTTTGGAGCAGAAGGCTTTAGTGAAAGGGCTTTTGAAGGAGTAAAAGTATCAGGGACTATTGCACTACCTGGGCATTGCAAGGAAGTGTCAAAAGTGTGCTTCCTTAATGCCACAGTAAATACTATAAACTTGCCATCTTCAATGACATATCTTAGTGAAAGATGTTTTTATAATAGTAAAATAAAAAACTTGATTTTTCGTTCAAAAACACCTCCAAAAAGATATGGATATCAGGAGTTTTCACTCGCACGGATAGGGCGTATATACGTACCTGATGAGAGTATTGAATTATACCGAGCTGTAGACTGGGGTGAAAATCTGTCATTCAATCCCCTCAGCGAGTATCATTCGTGATACTCACTGTTCAATCTTGCAATTCTTTCCAATGTTTGCAAGATTGGAAAGAATTTGCATAAATTCATTGAATAAATATTCCTTTTCTCTTGCATCTTTCACGATAATTTGCTAAATTTGTAGGAGAAAAGTATTGAATTTGTATTTGACATAGATTTAGGTTTTTAGTTATTATTAAGGTAAGATTCTTTTAAGGATAAACCCTGCAATCCGAGAGGACAAGCAGGGTTTTTCGTATAAACATTAACTATTATATGCTTCAGTAGTCTTTTTTGTGTACTCAATAATTTTTTTCATAGCTTCATCGGAATGTCTTCTCATTATTCGAATATAGTTGTATATAGGCCTGTTCTGTTTCATAGATTGTCCTATTGTATATTCAAGCACCTCAAGAGGAATCCCTAATTCAAAACCATATTGAACAAACGATTTTCTTGCCGAGTAGAAGCATAAACGATGTATTTCTATGTTTTTACCTATTTTCTGTAAAGTACGTGCAATGTATCTATTAAAGTTTCTATAAGTGAACGAATATCCAAATTTAAGACTATTATCATCTGATTTGTATTTATTGATTATGCTAAGTGCTTCGATAGGGATTGATATTCCTATACGTTTATCTCCACGTTTCGTGTTTTTTGTTTTTGTACGTATGTATTCTATCTCTTTGTCGTTTGAGAACTTTATCGATAATATATCTATTAGGTTTATGCCACCAAGATAAAAAGACAGAAACCACAAATCTTTTGCTATAGATTCTATCTTGCTTTTAGGAATGTATGCCTTTAGCTTACAAAATTGCTCAACAGACAAATCAAGATTTCGTTCTAAAGACTGAGGTATCTTGCAATCTTGGAAAGGAGGTATATCTTGCTTAACGAAATATCTTTTTCTTGCAAGATTTGTTAAGACACGTAATCTAACGAGGTACATCCCTGTGGTAGTCTGATTGAGCTTTTTCTTATTCCTCAAGAATCTTTCAAAGTTACTAATCGTTGTAGGTGTTATATCCTTAGCTGCTATGTCACCTTTCGTAAATTCAGTAAAGTATTTACAACACCTTTCTATAAGCTCAGCATAGCCAATTCTTTTGTCTTCTCTTAGTTCTTTAACGTACTCTTTACAAATTACACCTATTGCTATGTTTTCGTCTTTCTCAGAGTAGCTAACGAGTCTATTCTTTAACTCCCTTGAAGATAACATAGCAAGTCCGTTAGTGTCATTTAGAATCTCTTGATACTTGTTCAAAAGATTGCGAAGCTGCATGTTTATAATGTCAGCATCGAATCTCTTTACTACTTGTCCATTTTTGAATTGTGACAAATCATCTATAATATAAGGTGTGATAATATAAGACGTTTCATGACGATGTCTTACAGCAATGCGTATTTTGTGCTTTCCATTAGAAAGCTGCTTTGCTTTAAAAATTGTTGGAGAAAGTGTTGCCATAATGCTTTGTTAAAATTAAAGGATACTCAAAAGTAACGCAGTTTACGTCAGATTTGAGAAAATAATCTCTTTTTTTTAACTAATATAGGCGTAAGTAAGAAAAAGAAAATGCCCTAAACTAAGGACGTTTGGGCATTTCTTTCAAGTGATTCGCATGGGGCTCGAACCCATGACCCCAACATTAAAAGTGTTGTGCTCTACCAGCTGAGCTAGCGAATCTC